TTGAAATGCGTCGTCATCAAGGAGGTTTATTGCGATGACTGCACCGAAGAAGAGGCGAGAAACAATCCGTGGGAACACGTCGAAGGCGACGAAATGGAAATCGAACAGACTGATTGGGAAGTCCAGCAAGTTGAACCGAACGAATGACCGCCCGCAACTTCATGGAGGATATGCCGATGCAAGCGTTTTGGAAGTTCCTGTTCGCGTTGATCTGTGCAATCGAGGGAGAAGAGGAGATCGAGGAGCGGCCCCGATCCCCGCCGTCTGTGTTGCCTTGAATTTTCGATTGGGCCTGCCTCCCGTTGCGTTGACGGGAGGCTTTTTTATTTGCTTTTCCGATTTCACGTTGTAGACTCTATCGTGTCCGTGCGATTTCCAACCGAACACTCGATACTCCCAGACTTCGCGGCATCCATCTCTCGCACGGATCGGAGCATACACCGCGAGTCTGGGATTTTTGGAATGAACAATGAAATCACTGAAAGAACAAATCATGGGTAAATGTCGCCACTTCAACGGCTTGATGAATAAAGCCTGCGAAGTTGGCGTTAAATACGACGACGTTTGCACGCCATGCACAGACGGAGTTGGCAAGAATATACCCTGTTTATTCAAAGGGGATGCCACTTGCGAAAAACGCCAAGTTGTCACGGAAGACGAGGCCGACGCTGAGATTGAGGAACACAAGAAGCGTTTCGCCCGCGTTGGCATCGCTCGCAAGGCTATCGTCGATCATCTCGGCGGTCCTTGGAAGAAAGGAACGGCTGGCGCTGGCGGAAAGATTCCTTGCCCGAACTGCCAAACCGGAACGCTGGCATTTAGCCGAGCCGGTAGCAATGGACACATTAACGCTGCTTGTAGCACAACTGATTGCGTTTCTTGGATGGAGTAATTGTCATGGCAGACTGGCGATCTTTGCAGCGTCACCCGCTATCGGCGGAATACGCCGACATGACAGGACCGGAGTTCTACGGCTTTTGCCTCGACCTTAAAGCCACCGGATTCCTTCCTGACCGTCCAATCGTCCTTCACGAAGGCATGATAATTGACGGTTGGCAACGCAAAAGAGCCTGTATGGATACGGCAATTGAGCCAGAATTTACCACGCTTGCGGAAGGAATCGACCCAGAAGCCTACGTCCGAGCCGTCAATGATCGTCGCCGTCACGAATCAAAGGAAGATCGGCAGGCCCGCCAAGAACGTGTTGAAAAACGCCGAAGTCGAGTTGCCGAGTCAAGAGTTGAAGGCAAGAGCATCCGAACGATTGCCGAAGAAGAAAAAGTAAGCACAAACACGGTGTTGAAGGATATTGAAAAACTTGGTGTTGCAGGTGAGACACCTGACGGGAAAGTGATCGGCAAAGACGGCAGAAAGCAGTCCTCAACCAAGCCGAAAGTCCTGTGCCGACATTGTGAGCATCGAAAACAGATGGCCCGCCCTCTCATCGAAGATTGCCCCGATTGTGCCGCGCTTCGCAAAGTTCTGACGCCGCCGAAGTCCAAGCCGAAGGCAAAAATCGAGCCGGAAGAGAACGGCAAGCCGATCACGGACGACGCGGGAGTTATTGTCCCGATCCGGTTGATACCCGTGTTCAAGAGCCTTGAAGCGTTCAAAGAGGCCGAGCGGTTGCTGAATGCGACTAGCAAGGCGTTCAAGGTGATCGAAGAGGGGCCGTGTAAGGATGTTAAGCCGGTCGCGGGATCGCAGCACTACCGGAAATTCTTCCCTACTTTCAAGTCTGCGAGGGAAAGATTGAAGGCCATGCGTCCGAGCCTTATCTGTCCCGATTGCGAAGGGGAAGGATGCCGGAATTGTGGCGAGGCCAAGAACGCCGAGCAGGACATTGACGGCAAGGGATGGTTGACGGTGGAAGAGGCGGCGTTGAAAACCAGTAGCACATAACAGATATTAGCGGACGCTCAAAGTAAAGGTTGACCTAAATTGCGTGAGTTGAAGGCCGTACCAATGACGATCAAGAAGGCGAACAAGATCATCGCCGCTTGGCATCGCACGCACAAGCCGATTCAGGGAGGTTTATTTGCTCTGGCCGTCGCTCGCGTTTCCGATGGTGAAGTGTGCGGAGTGGCGATCATCGGCAGACCATGCAGGAAGTTGGACAACGGCAAAGTCGCAGAGGCCACAATAGTAGCAACAGACGGGACGCGCAATGCTTGCTCGAAACTGTACGCGATGGCGAGACGGATAACCGGCATCATGGGTTACGAAGAATTCACGACGTTGACCTTGCCGAGTGAAGGCGGCGCTTCGCTGCGTGGAGCTGGATTGTTCGATCCGCTTCTGTGTGGCGGGGGCGATTGGAATGTTCCGAGCCGTCCGCGAAAAGACAAAGGCGTGTCGAAGGAAAAGAAGCATAGGTACACGGCAAAGCTGTGAGGAAAGGCGATGAAACAAACTAGCTGCAAACTCTGTGGCAAGACGTTCGTGCGCAACAACGGCATGTGGTTCACAACCTGCAACTGCGCGAAAGACAGGCCAGCCGAACTTGAGGCCGCGCAACCCACGACGAAACGCGGCTATGAGAAGCCAAAGCAGGCTGGTTTCTATTGGGCGCTCTGGATCAAGAAAGCTAGGGGTACGCACGAAGAAAATGAGGGTTTGAGCGGGCAATGGGAGATCGTCGAGGTGTGGGAGAACTTTACAGGCGAGCCATGCGAAGCCGATGCGGACGAAAAATTCGGCGTCTCGGTTGTTGGCGTTCGTGAAACGCAATGGCTCAACAACTTCGTGTGGGGTTTTGGACCAATCGAGCAAAAAGAGTCACCGCAGACAACGTAATTTATCGCACATAACCGGCATTAGAGGACGTTGTGAAATGAATATTCAATGTACCGGATGCGGAGCGTTCTTCGACGTGGAGAACTACGACTATCCGATTTATTGTCCGAAGTGCCAGGATTACGGGGAATGGGAAGAAGAAGGCCGCGACCTATCCGCAGATATTAAAGACCTTGACGATCACGAATTGCCTTTTTGATTTACCTCACGGAGAACTATTGTGGCAAAACCGAAAGAAGAATCATTGCTCGATCTGCCGGTTCAATTCGGCGGAACTTCCAGCGGAAAGAAAACTGTCCGCGTCGGCATCACCGTGGATCGGGAGCATTTGAAACTCCCCAAAGCCGATTCAACGCTCTGTGACCGCCGCCTTACCGTGACCATCTTCGCCAACGCTCAAGGCGATCAACCAGGGCAGAAGCGTTTGCCAGGGATGGAAGATGACCTTGAACTTACTGGCGTTGCTGACGTGAAAGCGTTTTCGGTCCACTCAACAACCATCACGTTCGGGCTGACTTTCAACCGCGCGGAGGTCCGCAAAGCGACCGCGAAAAAAGGCGTGCAATTCTCCGACTTCTCCGCGCGGGAAGGGCGGTTGATGATCGCAGATGTTTCCGACATTCCTGAACCGGAAAAGAGCGAACCCGAAGAGGAACCGACCGATGGCGACGAAGAGTAACATGGTCATGTGCTTCGTCTGCCCAGGAGCGCCAGCGCGAAAAATCTGTGTTGTCAATCATCGGGAGTCTGGGAAGTGCAAGCGTCCCCATGAAGTTCCTGCCGACGCTCTTTGGAGCGGAGAATATCCGGTTGATGAGTTCCGCGATCTTGTTAATGACGTGAAACACCACCGCAAAGAGAACCGGAACGCTCTCCGTCGCTGGCAGACAAAGCACGCGAAGTTGCTCCGCATGAAAACCGCTCCCGCTTTCTCCGCGTTCAAACAGAAGGCTCTCGACGATCACGTTCGAGATAAACCGAAATTCAGCTTCAAACCGCGAAGGGCAGTTTAATGGCCTCCATCTGCAAATCATGCCGAGCGCCGATCAAGTGGATTCAGATGGCGAAAAGCGGCAAGAAGAATCCTCTCGACGTGCAACCGACGCCGGATGGAAACGTCGCGATTGGCGGCGACGGCTTGGGATACATCGTCAACGACATGAACCGCAAACCGCCGTTATACAAATCGCATTTTGCAACTTGTCCGAACGCCCAGCAGCATAAGAAGTAACCACCCATAACCCCATGAAGGAGAAACCAGTGGCAGCGAAAACGGAAACCGCCGATCCAAACACACCAGCAAAGCCGCTCTCGATATTCGACCGGCACAGCGCCAAAACAAATCTCATGAACCGGATAATGCGGGCCTTGAAAGACGCTCCGGACGATGAAACACGTCAGGCGTTGATTGACGAAGTTGCCGCCTTTAACAAGTTCAAACCAAAAGAAAGTTAAACGATGAGCGAAACAATTCAATACCGTGGCATCAAGGACTTCCCAGGCTATCGCATCGGCGATGATGGTAGCGTTTGGACTTGCAGACTCACATTCACTTCATTGCAAGGTCAAAACGCTCCGTCGTTTGCATGGATAAAAATGTCTCTTCCAGTCAGGGAGGATGGGTACGTATACGTCACACTCTATCGAGCGAGCAGGAAGTTTACTCGCTATGTCCATCGCCTTGTCCTTGAATCTTTCGTCGGCCCGTGTCCAGAAGGAATGGAGGCGTGCCATTATCCAGACAAAACCAGAAGCAATAACCGTCTGAGGAATCTCCGGTGGGATACGAGGCCAGAAAATCACAAGGATAGGTTCAGGGACATGACGCCGATAATTAATAAACGATGTCCACGTTGCGGATTCGTGAAGAAAAGGAGTCTTTTCGGATCGACCAGCAAAAATTATGCTGGCGTTCCGGTTTGGTGTAATGATTGCGTTTGCAGCGAAAATCGCGTTCAGTACGCGAAACGAAGATGCTTGAAGGCGATGCAGAGCCTTCCCGACGATGCCGCGCGGGACCGCGTTCTTCAATTCATCAACAGCAAATGGCAGACAAAGCCGAGTGAGCCGCAGATTGGCAAACCGGCGTGATCGTCCATCTCGCCAGCCGTGGGGGACCACGGGCCTTGTGGCAGGATGGGGCGAGTGGTTTGCGGGTATAGCTCAAATGGCAAGAGCGCTGGCCTTCCAAGTCAGACGTGGCGGTTCGAGTCCGCTTACCCGCATTTCTCAGGAGTCGCCGATGGCTTTCACCGATTCAGGTTATAAGGACTGGAAACGCGGTCATTGCACACTCGTTTGCATCCATCACGCAGACTACGATGCGATGCTCGATAGGATGCAACCGGAGTTCCGCAAGCTCAACGCCACGGTTGAAGAGTTGGATGAAGCGAGTCTTTGGTTATGGGAGCATCCCGACGAGCTATCCCGATCTTGGGGGGAGCATGGTGGGTTGATCCGCTTGGCGATCTGGCGAAGGCGAAAAGAATTGAAAGCCGCCGCCGAACGCAAGGCACGGTGGGAAGGAAACTCGCAACAGGCTCATGTCCTCTCGATGAAACTTGGCGTTCCCGAAGCGGAACGATCCTGCCCGAAGTGTTTGAAGCCAACGCCGGTATCGAAGCTAACCCGAAATTGGTGTGATACCTGTTGTGCGGAGTTTGATCTAATCAAAAAGAAAGGGTAAATCATGGGCTTTCAGAAAGATTCAACTGGCGAACGGCACAAAAATCAACCGGACGGGCATCGGCATCTTTTCAATGTGATTGACGAGAACGACGAATTTGAAGCTCGTCAACAATTGGTGAAGATATTCGGAGCAAAGAAAGGATTCGCCGCCACATTGGTTCGAGGCTATCGAAAAGGCATCGACGTTCCAGGGAAAGGTTGGAGATATTTCAGCAACGGATTCACAGCTTTTCTGCCGGTCAATTTCAGGGAGTGAGCATGAAAATTACCAAGGAAGACAACGCGGCTTTGCACTACGAATTGATCCACTCTCTGAAATGTGGATGGTGCAACAAGCCGACGCCGCAAGGATGCGATCCGGCTCACCTGATCGGAAACGCAGCGGGAGGTTCTTTCCTGCGCTGCAACATGATTGCGATATGCCGGAATTGCCACAGCACCAGCCACAACGCCAACAGCGGGAATCAGCAGCATCCGAATCCGAAAGACTTGTTGAAGAAGGTGGCTCAACGGGAAAAGGTATCGCCGGAACAAATTCGCGCGATCGTGTGGTTCATCAGCCGCCTCGATAAGCACGATTCACGCGAGCGTATCGAGGAGAAGATCGACAATTGGGAAGCGGGGCAGATGGTGAAGTGGATCGTGCGTCGAGAGTTGGTTGAAGCTGGAAAACTTTAGGAGAAGCCACATGCGTGTTGAGTTTTACGGCGTTGCCGACATGCTTTCGCAAGAGACGACAAAAATTATTGCCAGTCAGCGCAAAGACCTTGCGCCGTCTATCGCAAAGATATGGGACGACGGCATGATACCGTCTTTGGCTCTCCACACCGCTTCCCTAGCGACCGGCGATCCGACCAAGATTCCAATGTCCTGCCGTCATATCATAGCGGCGCTCGCCAACCACGCGATGATGCTGATTTGCCGTGAGATTGCCGAGAAAGATCAAGCGGAAGCGAATTAGGAGCCTGTCATGAGCGATTGCCCAGGCCGGTTTAAGTGTCACGGTCCCGCGTCATGGTGTGACAAATGCGGCGACGTAGACCTTATCTGTGATGATCCAAAGTGCGACATCCACTTACGCACGATGGAGTTAGTCATCATGGAAGCGACTGCCGCAAAGAAAATGGACGAAGCGCATGCAGCCTACAGGGAAGCATCGAAAGAATGGGCAGAGGCATCGGCCAAATTGACCCGATTCAAAACCGGAAACGTGGTGATGGTCGCGAGGAATCAGCCGTGAGTGAGCAATGGTCCCGTGATGCCGCCGAAGCGATGAAAGATCATTTCTGCCCGCCAGGAATGACGCCGGTTATGTTCAACTGCCAAGGATGCGGCTTGAAGAACGAAGTCGTCAACGTCGAAGCCAGAAAGACCAACGAAGACATCGTTAAGTGGATGAAGAAAGTGACCAGCGCGGTCAATATCCGGCACACGATGAAGTCAATGAGTTGCACAAGTACAAAGTGCGACCTAGTTATTCCGCTTCCGAAGGACGGCAATTTTATTGGTGCAGAACAAGGTGGAAAATGAGCCGTTCCTGCCGATGGGTCGAGGCCGACAAGGTTCTCCTGATAACTCAGGACGGGAAAGTGACTCCATACACCGTTACCGAACTAGAAACAGATGACCGCGTTGCCAAGCCAGCGTTCCGGTTGCACAAGACGAATGGAACTTTCTATGACGTTCACGGCGATAAATATGGAGTTCATTGCACCTGTGCGGATTCGGTGTATCGATCAAGATTGTGCAAACACGGGGCGGCATTAATCGCCGTCAAACTTATATCACGGGATCAACATGAAAGCCAAAAAGAAAGCTAATCGGCACAACCCGTTCACTGTTGATATCATCTACGCTTTTCTTGATGTTACCGATGGCATGAAGCCGCACGACTATTTTTCGCACATGGGCGGAACGAAGGAACGGGCCGATGAAGTCAGTCGAATTCGAGCAGAGGCGTTTGAGATGTTCGGTAAAGCATGGCTTAATTCCAAGGGAGAAAATTCATGAAGAACAGCAAGAAGAGAACGCTTCTACGTGAGGCAGGGTGGAGGTTATTTGGACGTGACGGATACTTCATGATCCACGACCGATTCGCGCCCACAGCCGTTCGGTTGATGATTGCATGGAAAATCTACATGGCCGAAACTGAACGTCGCCGAGAAGAAAACGCCAAGTGGGGAAAGCAGCATGTCTCTATTTCCTGAAATGTCCGAGGCGATCAAGTTCTTCGTGACAGGCGAACCAATCGCCCAGCCACGACAAAGGCACGCTTACCGGAACGGGATTGTTATGTCGTACATCCCCCAGGATCATCCGATATGGGCATTCAAGCAAGCGGTTCAGTTGATGGCAAAGTTGGCGTACAATGGGAAGCCGCTCGAAGGCCCGCTTCGCGTCAGCCTGTTGTTTCTGATGCCGAGGCCAGGGAGATTGATATGGAAGACGCGACCGATGCCGCGCGTGTGGCAACCAGCAAAGCCCGACGCTGACAATATGGCCAAGGCTGTTATGGATTCGCTCAATAAGCATTTGTGGGCCGACGATGCGCAGATTGTTGACCTTCATGCCGTAAAGATGTACGCCTCTAGCGACGAGTCCCCAGGCGTTGAGGTAATGGTTCAGGAGCTTGTTTGATTCAAATGAGAAAAGCAAAATCGGTAATCAAACAAATATTACGCGAGAAAACGGTTGTTGATTTGCAGATCGAGTTGCAGGCATCCTATCAACAGCTTGCGTACCTATGGGAATCGACCGGCTCTTGCCCGTGCGGAGCAAGAAAAGAATCTCCCAGCACTCACCCGCATGTTATTTCCTGCCCGACAGCTAAAGCGGTTCTCTTCATGAAAGGCAAAGAATAATGGCTAATCCGTGGATCGTCTTAATTTCCGCGCTTGACCAAGATCAGGCCCACGCCGATGAGTGGTGGAGGAGTGCGAGCATAGAAGAAAAGATACTCGTCTGGTTGGTGATGCAAAGAGACTGCTAAACACATGAAGAAGAAATAATATCCCGCATGGCCCAGAACGAGTTTCTTAGATTGGCGGTAAAGAACGAAATACCAGAGGCCAGCGATGAGGTATTGTAGTTCTTGCGGCTGTCCTCGACTGGATACATCGCTCGATCCGTGTCCCGAATGTGGAGATTGGCAATTCTCAATCGTGCCGCAGATTCAACATCAAGGTTGGCTTGAAAGAGGCGGCAAACCAGTGGAACTTGTGCAAGGGGAGTTATTCAATGTCCCGACCTCGACCAAGACACCGCAACCGTCGCCGCAGACGGGAGATCAACGAACACCACAACCCGATAAAGCGGGATGAATTGGTAACGCTGGTATGTACCGGATGCTACAAAACCTGTTTCGCCAAGGGGAACCTGGAAGATCGGACGTGTAACCGATGCCAAAGTCCGATGGTGGAGGCAAGATGATGCCTCAGAGAAGATTTTGTTCTTTGTGCGATATTTTCTTGCTCGATCCGAGCGAGAAGAATGTGTGTCCGACGTGCCTTGAGCGAGTGGCGATTGATCCGGTTGTGCAATACGTGAATTGCCCACGATGCGGAAGGTTTCAACCAGACGATGATGTTTTTGAGTGTAATTTTTGTTGGATGACAATTTGTTCTGGGTGCTGCTACGACGAACACAATCAAGACGTATGCTACGATGACGAAGAATATTAGAGGCAAGGATGGCTGAAATTCAGATCAAGGTAATAACCCGCGTCAGCGAGCGTTGTATCTGGGTCCGCCTCGAAGAAGGCGACATGCCCGAACTTATGATGCCACGCTGCATGATCCGGCACGGCGAATGGCTCTCGGAAGGCGAGCGTGACTTGATCTTGGACGTGTCCACTATGTTGTACGCGGAGATTAAGGAAGTCATCCGGCGAGCCAAGGTAACGGAAGGGAAAAAAGCGGTCCAACTTCAAAGGGAAGTTTGGGACGAAAACAAAAGGAGAGCGGGACAGTGATTGACAGCAAACAATACGAAGTCCGTTTGGCAAAGCAGAGCGGCGGTAAGGCTGGCAAAGGCCGAAACAAAACCTCAACGGTCCAAGTCCTTTACCGTTCCTGCATCGTGAAGTTGTTTCGATTTGATTTGGATGAGACTGGTTCGTTTCGCAAAGCATGGGATAAGGCCAAACAGTACGTCAAAGATCGGAGCAAGCCGTGAACCTCCACATCTACCCAGCCAACTATAACGAAGCGTGCTACACATGCCCATGTTTGCCGTTCCCACACGCGAACCACGTTTACAAGCGAAGAGGGCTAGGCTTTTTGCATTGTACTTGGTGCAACAAAAGAGTTGTCGCGGTTTCGGCTGGACAAGATGAGCCGTTCGCTATATGTCCTGTTTGCGGAAGTACAGATTGTATTCCAGGCCCAATTTCGTAAGCAAAGGAGTATTGAACATGGACGACCAAGAATTTCCGTGGCCCATCGAAATCGGCGAGAATGGGGGAGCGTAGCAATGCCGCTAATCACTCGCGCAGAAGCCGTAGCCCGCGTCAAACAGCTTCCCAGCCAACACCGCCGCATAGCTTGGGCGCTATCCTGGGATTACCCCGACATCGAGATTGCCGAAGTCGCCCTAATCCCCCTTGCCGCCGTGCGTGAGCATATCGCTACCATTTGCCAAGTTCTCCAATGCGATGAACGCGGCATCGGGTTGGTAATGGCATTGGGAGAGGGTATCAGAACGCCAGAATTTCAGGAGTGGCCCATGCACCGCACACCGCCGCAGATGAAGAAACCGATTGGCAACGAAGGCATATTGAATGGCCCGCAAATCCCCCCAGCTTGAAGTTTGCGATTTCCCCCGATGCGGCAGGCCAAAGCACGCTTACGGTCTATGCGTCGGTCACGTCTACCAGCGAAGCGCCGGAATAGAGCTTCACCCGATCCGCAAGAAGAAGATTCCGCTAGGGGCCGTTTGCACGTTTGAGGGATGCGGTAGAAAACAACACTCAAAAGGATTGTGCATCGGTCACGTCGCACAACGACGAACTGGTAAGGCTCTATCGCCACTCAAAGAAAAGAAAATCCGCGACGGTGGATGGCAAGAAACTCCATGCAAATCTGAAAAATATCCCGACCTGAACTTGATTCATGAGGTAATGTTTGATTGGATCATCGACTTTTTTCTGTACCAAGGCGTAATGCCGTCAATCGAGGAAGTGTCGGTTGCTATGGGATGCCAAGAGACGAGTCAGGCACGCGACATAGTAAACCGGCTTTTCAGACTGCGATACCTTACTCCACATGGAAGTAGAAAAGAGGGAGCGATCAAGGCATTCGGGACCAAATACAAACAGCCGATCATGCGAGTTCTGTTCGAGAAAATATATTTCGGCCCGATGCCGAGACGGTTGACCGCGAAACAGGCTATGCAGATCGGGAGCGACTTGTACTACCTTGGGAAAGAATTACACAGGAGGCAGTATCGTGGCAACAGCTAAACCGGAGATGAAAATGGACTGCGTTTTGAAACAAGCCGTTGACCGGATTCGTAAAGTCGATGCCGCCGCAAACTGGCAGGCTGTCACCGACCTTTACCCGAACGAATACCTTACTGATGGCGACGACGGCGTTACCGCAGGTATCGACTCTGATTGCAGCTTAATAAAGACGGCTTACATGGCCGAACATCCAGCCGATGACGATGAACTTGCCGGTAAAGCATGGCTTGTGAAGTCCGGTTTTGAACCCGATCCAACGCGAAGCACTTACGGATTCGTGCTTGGTTGCGTGCTTGTGACGTTCACAGGAACTTCTTTTCTTCACGTCGAGTTAAGGGAAGATACGTTCGACGTTACGCGAACGCCAACACGCGGCGACGTTCGCCGTCTTTGCAAGGAATTGAGAATTGACACGTTCAAAGGATAATCACTTCGGAAGTTTATTGTGTTGCGCCTGTTGATACAGAGTCAGCAGCGCCAACTCCTCTTGACTGAGTTGCCCGCGATTCGCTTGCGGAACATAAACATCGGTAAAGCTGCGAACCGCTGGATTTCTCCGCAGCAAGTTCTCCGCGAACTGTTCGACCGCGACCCGCCGAGCCTGTTCAGGATTCACGTTCGTAGTCCGTGCGCCAAGAAGCAGCCGCAGCGCGGACGGTATTCCCTGATCGACCGGATTCGCCAAGCCTTGATACGCCGTCTGACCCGACGTGACCGCGCGAGCAAGCGGAGAGGCGTTCAACAACTGGTTTCCCAATGTCCCGACCGGAAGCGGATAATTGGAAGGAAGTTCTTGCAAGTTGTACGATGACCGACCCATCGCAGTTTCAATCGGCAGGCGAAGAAGCGGATTCAACTGACTCAGCGCTCCACGGGCGGGACTAATCAGATTCGTCAAGTCTTCTTGAGGCAGACCGACCGTGTTTAGATAGCGTTGCTTTCCGTCCTCAGTCTGACCGGCAGGGATCGCGTACCCGCTTCTCGTTACATCCTCTGGGACCATTTGATTGTGACCTTGCATCTCGTTCATGAGTCGCATGGTCTGTGCCATCCGTCCACCTGGATTCGTGGCGATTTCTCCGACCATTTGCGGCATCGACTGTCTGGTATAACTGTAGAAAGGCATGATCCGGCGCATCACGTCCCGCTCGAAATTCGATAAGTTCCCAAAATCATAGTGTGCCTCGATCACCTTCTTGTAAGCCGCAAGCGGATTAAACCCGCGCTCGCTGGCGTCGATGTACGTTGCCAACCGCTGTAGCTCCTCAAGGTGATTCTGCGTCGTCTGCATTACGCCGGTCGGCAGGAACTTGCTTTCGGTGTTCCCTGCCACGCCACGGACGTTCAAGGGGTTGCTCCGACTCTCCCAAGAAAACGGGTTTAGGTCCGCCGCCGTGGGGATGTGCTTAGAAAGTGATTCGCCCAGGCCGAGCGGCTTTGCTCCAATCACCGGCTGATCGTGTGTGACCGTCCGCAGAAGCGGATTTTGCCCCGCCGCTTCGACCGCTTGATACTTCTTCGTGTCCATCAAGTTCGTTTGATAAATCTCCCGCCATAGTTGCTTGGTCGCTTCTTCGTCGGTCATGCCACGGAAACGCGGGATACGGTCGGCAATGCCTTCGAGTGTTCCACCGGCCCGCAGTTCTTGAGCCTTGGCAAGAGGAGAGAAAGCCGACCCGCCTCCCGTAAACCGCTTGTAGGCGTCCGAGAGCGTGTTGCGCATCACCGTTGCCGGATACGAAGTCTGTCCCGCTTTGGTCAAGTTGGTTATCGAATCGAGCGCTGATAGGATCGGCTTCAATCCTTCGGGAGCCTTGGCATCGGACGGCTTCAAGAATCCCATCAACTTTGCCGCGTTCTTTTCTGATACGGTAAGTTCGCCGAGTTCCTTAACTCCGATAGCTTCCGCAGCGAGAACGGGATTCAAGCCAACCTTCTCGACTAGATCGGCAACAGGCACAGAGCCTACCGTGGGAGTTCTTTCGACAATCTTTGGCAGCAGATTGAAAGCTGATTCAGCGGCCCCTCGACGGCCAGCTTCGGTAAGCCCCTTGTGTTCCAGCATGGCGAGTGGGTGATGACCGAACCATCCACCGGATTCCTGGATAGATGGAATGTCAAGATTCTTGTGCCAACTGGCCAGCCCTTCGGCTTGCTTGAATTTGTCATCCAAGAATTTGAAACGGTCGGCCATTTCAGCGCGAGACATAGGCTCCAAGGATTTAATCGCACCGGATTCTTTTGGCGACATCACCCAGACGAGAGAGGTTTTCTTGCCATTGTTTATGTCGGCCTGCACGCGATGATGACCGTCTACAATGTCGTAGCCGCCGTCCTTGTTCATCTCAACAAACGGCCGATCTTTCTGGTAGCTTTGCTGGTACTTGGCAATTACTTCGTCATGCTTGGCGGCTGGGCTAAGTTCGGAGATCGGCACTTCTTTCAACTCGTACATATTTTTGTCAGCGCCACGCCCGCTTACCTTTGCCCCGACCGGATAAGTTCCTTCCTCTCCTATCAAGGGAAATTGCCCAGCAGGTTTGGCTTCGCTTGCCGACGCTGCAACGCGAAGATTGTCCAACTCGCGGAGATTCTTTTTGTACGCTGCATTGGCCGCTTTAACTTCCATCTCGCCCGCCGCAATTGCTTGCGGATCGGGATTAACAAATTCAGTTTTCAATCGGCGAAGATTTGCCTTTGCAGTATCGAGACGGTTGTAAGCGGCGTTCGCCTCTGTCTCTCCTATCGTGGCCAGTTCCCTTGCCGTCTTCGGAGCCTCAGCAGTCGCGACCTTATTCAAACTACCAACCGCTTCGCTTTCTACCTTGATCCGGTCTAGCTGACTCTTGAGTGCCTTGTGGGTTGCTTCGTCTTCCGCCGTCATGCCAAGGACGTTCTCCCTAATCCACTTGGCGGCAGCATCCGGCTTCATGTCCTGCAACTCAGCCTTCTTGGATAACGAGTTTATGGACATTTGACCCGGCGCATCGCCTTCCGCGAATAGATTGCCCATCAGCTTGCCGCTTGCACCTTGTTCTTTCGGCAAGAAGTTCTCGACCTTGTTTTGCGTTGTTTGAAGGAATGCGTATCCCTTTGCGGTCTTCGCTTTGTCTGCAAGACCAGCCGCTATGTTCTTTTCGAGAATATCGGCGTATTGCTTGCGGGCCATTTCCGCCAACTGAACACCGCCGTCGCCGAGTTTTTCTTTGGCAGCGTTGAACACGGCCAACTGATCGGGATGGATAGTTCCAGCTTCGACGAGCGGGGCGCGTTCGATGTAGTTCAATAACTCTGGACCCATCTTCCGGCTTGCTGCAACGTGTTCCGGCCCCCACGTTTTGCCAAGCTGATGCTCGATTAGATTCTGCGAAAATTCACCGATAGGAGTGTACGCTTTGCGAGCTTCGTTTGCCGCCGTCAAAGACCGTTCCGCATTAGCAATCGCTTCCGGCTGAAAGATCGGATCGGCAAACCCTGCCGCCTTGCGGTCGAACAAAGCCCGAGCGCCGCGAGCGATGGGAGATAGTTGATCGGACAAGAAATTGCCAACCGGAGCAGCCCCAGGAATCATTCCAACGGCGTTAGAAATGGCCCGCCCAGGTCCGGTAAGGTCGAAAGTCGTTCCAATGTCCGTGAACGGGACGTGGAAGCCCAGATGGCCGCCCAGGCGTTGCCCAGCCACTTCCGCCGCCGACGTTGCTTTGCCGGTAAGCTGGGTAAGATGTTCAGCCAAAGCGGTTGCTTCGGGAGAACCAGCCGCTAAACCCGCTATACGCCCCGCTGTGCCACCGATGTTTTTAGGCAGGACATTAGCCATTTGCGCGGCTTTGCCGAGCTTGGTAAGCGAGCCAGCCCCCAAGGTGAGATAGGTAGCCGGATCGGTAAGAACGTCCAAACCGAACCCGCCGATGCCTTCCGGCGAGAAAAACGACGTATCCTTATTACCGCCAAGGAGATCGGACCCGTGAACCTCATTTTCAGGGTTGGTGATGCCCAACGTGTCGGAAAACGGGATGATCGAGGCAAGTTCTTCGGGACGCCCGCCGAGCAGACCACGAATGGCCCGCCCGCCGAGTGCCTTGGACATGGACCCGCCGAGCCAACCGAGGCCATGCAGAGCGCCCGAGCCGATGCGCGACAGGAGCGAGTCCTGTTCTTCGGGAGTCAATGGAGAAACGGCAGTTGGCCGAGGAGCAGGCGTACCGGCTCCAAACGGATCGCCGAAAGGATTCGGCATCACGAAAGGGTTGTCAAGTGGAAGTGCCATTGTTTATCTCGTCCCACGAACATCTCGAAGCCAATTCATCCCAGCAGCGCCGCCAGCGCCAAGAGGAGTATAGCCAAGTATGCCCATGTTGGGGGATGGGCGATTGCCAGATATGCGGTTAAGCCGCTGAATTTGTCGAATCGTTTGCTGACGCTGAACGTCGGAGGAAAGAGGATTTCCCGTAATCGGATTTGTGAAATAGGTTTGATTTAGCCACGCATTCAACGCCTGTTGACCGCCAGGAACTTCTTCCGTAAGGCGGCTTTGAATCGCGGGGAAGTTGGCGCGAAGATGTTCGTCATTGGGGATCGCCGCCAAGATGTTCGTGATCGCATCCCCCGCCGTCGCTCCCTCAATCGGCATACGCTGGCCGGTCTGAGGATTGCGCGGGAAAGACGATAGGCCAGATTCAAACGCGGCATCAATCGCCGCTTGCGCATCGTTCATACTGGTTTGTTGCGGACGGGGAACTTCACCGCGACCGACACCGGCAAGCGGATTGCCGCCGCCAGGACCGCGCGGACCCTGATTGCCCGTCAAGAATTGCGGAGGAGCCATGCCTTGCGACTGCAACTGCCGTACCCGCGTTTGGTGCGGAGTCCCAGGCGGGAAAGCGTTGTATGCCTGATTGTAAAACGAATCGTACCGAGCTTCCGGCCCGTACCGTTCATTCTCCCGCGTCCGGTTCAGCGCATCGCTTGCCGCGTTCTGGACAGACCCAGGAACGATGTTGCCGTTGGCGTCTCGATAGCCGAGGCCAGCCGCGTTTTGCAGTTGAACACGACCAAGAATGTTCGTCCCAGGCACGCCCAATTCCTGAATGCCTTGCAACCGCTGTTCTTCCATTCGCCCGCCTTGTTGCAAGAGAGCCGGAAGCATTCGCTGGAATTGGTTGTTGACGCTCAACGGAGTATCCCACACCCGCCGCGACAATTCAGGGTGAGCATCCATGTATCGGTTATTGGCGTCGGCGTCGGCTTGTATTCTGGCGCGAACCGAGTCCAAGAAATTAGACTGCCGACCTTCCGCGTTATCCGGCAGAAGATCGAAGTTCGAGCCGTGCCGCAGCATCATCCCCGCAGGAATCGGAGCGTGTTCCCATGTGCTAGGATCGCTGGCAGTCGGTTGACGATACCGCATGTAATTTCCAAGCGGAGTAGCGTTGCCTTGAGCGACAGGCGGGGAAGACCCTGGAAACCCAGGAAGCGGAACAGCGCCAAGCTGCATCGTCGCATTGGGATCACCTTGACCGAGAATGTTCGCCGCCACCAAAGGGGAAGCCGGATAGCGAGCGTCAAGTTCACGCGGGCCGACAGTCGAACCATCCCACGGGCGAGCAGTTGAAGTCGGAGCCGCTTCCCCCATTCCACGCGCGATCGGATTGGGACCGCCAACCAGACGTTCGCCGCCGAAACCGATGGGCGTACCTTCGCCTCTTGCAGCGGGAGCATTTGGACCAACAGGCGGATTCATGGATCGTGGCGTGTTGATCCACTCTTGCATCCGTCGAGCTTCTTCAATCCGCTGGTCATTCGTGCCAAAGCGGGAAATGTTAAGTGGGTCGCTCAACCAATCGAGAGGTCCGGCCATGTTCTATCTCCGTGGCAAATTACACTAAACCTGACAGCGCTCCGAGCAAACTACCGTAAGCTCCCCAAATTGGCGTCCTTCTTTGGATGTCCTCACGCTGCCGGTTCGCAAATTGAGTTTCGCGAGCGCCCTGGGTAGCCAAAAGATTTTGCGCGTTGCCAGTTGCCGCTTGAAGTCGGATGTCACGTTCGTTCCCCGTGTTCGTCGCAAGGTTCGAGGCCATCGTCTGCCCGTGCAGCGCGGCCAAGAGCGGGGAGTTAGCGCCGAATCCCTGTCCTGCCGTCGTTGCCGTTTGGCCTTGCATTTGCGTTGCCGCCGACTGATCGTTTCCAGACCGAGCCGCGTTTACCTGTTGCTGGATTTGTTGCGGATTCAAAACGCCGCCCACGGTAATCTCAGGCGACATTCCCGACTGTCCCCCAGGCCGAGCCATATTGCTTTGCAGATTTCCCATCTGGCCAGTGAGCCAAGGGAAAATTGCATTGAACCGCTGTTGCTTGAAGGCGTTCGCTTCCGTCGCCGGTTGAATGGCAATCTGCGCATCGGCCAATCCTTTGCCGCGAAGCTGCCGGTCGTATTCATTCTTCGCGGTAAGATCGGGGTCAACCGAATAGTTCGTGCCGAAGTTGAGCGAGGTATTCCCGCCCATCGTTATGCCAGCGTTCGACCAAGGATTTGCAACTGCCATAGGAAACCTCCCTTTGGGGTATTGTCGCGAGGACAGGGAGGATTGTCAAAGTGAAAATCACGGGGCCGAATAAAGCCCGAAGATGCGAATGAACTTCTCGGACGGATTCCAGTCCACCGGATACCCGATACCTCCGTAGGTATGAAACACCGATCCCCTCAAGTCGATGCTGCCAAACGCCAAGTAGTCTGGGTTGTTCAGCCACGACCGATCACCGGATACCGACGTTGTTGTAGTGAATGGCGCAAGATCATCGTCGGTCCAAGTTATCTCCTGAACAACTACTTTGACGATGCCGCGCGGAATCTTCGGATACGTCCGCGTGTACATCGCCAAGTCTGAATAAACTTCAATGTGACCAAACGTAACACCTGCTTGCGGATTAGACCATTCCCAAAACGCGGAAGTAACCGCGTCCCCAGGCCCAGGGAAATAAGGCGAAGACCCAGCGGCAAGCGATGACGTACTGTAGGGGAACGCGCTAATCACCGAATTTGCCGCATCAAAAAGAAGATACCCCATCGGGTAAATATCGCCGTCATAGGGAGGCGTGCCATCAGGGTAGACGTTGACTGACAATCGCTTTCCCTGTTCGGCAATGATCGAGTCGCCAGGAATGCTTGCGGGATTATTCGAGCCGCTTGAACAAAACAAATTTGGATCGAGAGCAAGAATTGCATCGCGAGCATTTCTTATCGTCTCGGTAAGACCGATCACACACCCAGGAAACATGAGCGTTGGATCGTAAGCGGTAATAACATCGGTGATAGATCGTGTCATACAAAAACCGGAACTTGCATGGAATAGGAATTGCCGTTCTTCGTAACGATTGCCCACGTCCCAGCCGGAATCGTTTCCGACGAGTCGATTTGCAATTGCTCCACGTTTACCGTTATCGCTGCGCCAGCGCTGCCGTTCGGATAAACGGTGCAAAGGTAACTGCTACCGCCTCCCGACACAACTTGCCCAGGCATCGACGAGGACGACACCGATTTCTTTGGGGGAGGCTGATTCTCCGCGTCGGACGTAAGTTCGCCCGTCGAAGGGTTGATCGAGATATTGAACACGTCGCCATTGCCACGGTTAAATCTGGCGAAAGGAACGGTTGCATCAGGCCCGAAGTCGGATAACTGTAGAGGAGCGGGAGCGCCGTTTCCGGTTGTGGCTTTGACTTGACCGGACGGGATTTCTTGGAATAGAGACGGGAGAAGCGCTACGATTTCCTGAGCGAATGAGTCCACGTCATCGCCCCACGGACCCCTGCCCATCAACCGGCCTAATTCGGATTGGTCTGTTTGAAGTGGCATTATTGACCCCCGCCGCCATCGGTCGGAACAAAACCTTCCCAGAGCCACTGATAGAGCTTGATCTGATCGGCATTCGAGAAACCTTGCAACTCGAACTGACGATACGTGGCCCCTTGAATGAAGTAGTCTTTCCCTTGCGGCTGTTCTCTTTGTAGCCAGCCGCCTTTCTTTGTCAGATCGAGCATCAGATCGCCGCTTCCCTTAACCGACTCAATTCCACCGCCCGCTTCGGACTTTTGATCGGCTTGCTGAATATCGGGAGTGTCGGAAAAGTCGGTAAAGAAGCGGAGGTCCGCCGTCGCCGGTTGCTTGAGCGGTTCAAACAGCATTTCAAACCGGCGCTGCATCATCTTTTCGGACGGAGCCATGCGGAGCCAAGAAGATCGGTACGTCCAACCGACACCGCCAAGCTGATACACCGACGACGTATCCGGCAGAATGTTCCAAGGCCGGTCAATCGCAAGATCGGTCCCATCTACTCCGATAATCCTTCGGACTTGTCCCTTGCCGGTTCCTTTGGTGATTGCGACGGCGGCATTGAGGATGCCCGTTGCTGGAAACGAAGCCAAAGTATCCCCCAGCGAATACGCCGCAGCATCCGTGACGATCCCTTGCACGGTGTATCCCTTGTCAGTTCGCGCGACATCAAGCGTGCCGCTCCACGCCGCAAAGACTCTGGCATGTTGACCACCATAGTAGTTCTGAGGATTTCCGTTGAAGCCGTTGATGTAACCGGAGCAAGAACCCCCGATTGGGAAGGGGTATTCTTCTATCCAAAAACGCTGCAAACGATGTTGGTAAGCGATAGCATGACGCGGGTATCGGTTTCCGTCCAGACAAACAAACCACCGCATCACTTCCCGCGAGCGGTCAAGCATCGAATGGAAGTTTTCCTTCCACCGCCAGTTGATATTCGCGTCAATGCCCTCCCGCTCTTGCCGGAACAAAGACGACACCTGTAGCGAAATCGGCTCGCTTCGCGAGTTCAGGTCGAACTTGTGAACGCCCAACTCGTCGAGCATGTACGCCGACTGTTCGAGGATGATCCAAGATCGCGGATTCACCGCCCCGCGTTCGCTGACGAGATACCTTCCCCCATCCGTGGCAGGGTCTTTGGAGAACGTGATCTTGTGGATGTGCTTCTTTTCCACCACGAAGATAAACGAGCCAAGCTGCATCGGCCCGACCAATTCATCTCCCGTTTCCGGCATCGACAAGCCGTTAGTCGCTGGCCACGATTGAGGTTGACCGGCCATCGTATACGCGACGACGCGGCGATAAGCGGGAGGCGGCTTGATCGCATAGAAGTTGAACAGGCTTGTCGAGTCCGCGTAGTTCTCGGTCAAAAGCAACGTCTGCGCCGTGGCGTTCACGGATGCGATTTCATAAACGCGGGTCGCTCCATCGACGTAAAGGAACCGCGTTCGCATGGTCGATTTCCAAGCCGTCCCCGCTCCCACAACGGTTTTCGAGCCGAACGTCACCGAGCAAGCGCCGATGTTGTATTCGAGGATGCCGCAGGCAAACATCCGGTCAAGCTGTTGAGCCACCGCTTTGTAGTAATTGAGCGGTTTAGCATGGGAGTTCGCGAAAGGCTGTTGGTCCGAGTCCAGAATCGGGACCGCTTCTCTTGCTTGAAGCAAACTGTCTATGCGGGAAGAAGAGAAGGTCGATCCGGTCAAATTCGTCGTATCCACGTCCACGTAGAATACCGTCGCTTGACCGTCCGTGTTGCGGAGGATTTGCCGACGTGCCACCTTCGCTTCGGTCGGAACCTGCACGTTCGAGTAGTTGATCGTCGCGATGCCGCTGATCCATGTTCCGCCCCCGTTGTAATCGTCGGTCCCGTGGGAATTGTCCAAGGAAAAATGATTGGCGTCTACCGCCGTTATCTGCCACGTATTGTTCGCGGAAGTATTCCCGCCGACGCCGCTGATCTTGACATACGCCCCCGTGGGGAGGCCATGAGCCGCCGAGGTTATCACAATCGGAGAAGCATTGGTCGCCGCCGTAATGGTCCCCGTACTTCCAGAAGCGGTCAACGCGGCAGAGATCGGAGAGAGATCGGACACGACCAAACCGGCAGAATCGACGAAGCGGAGATATGCGTAGTAAGTGCCGACTATTGCGCCATTGCCGACGCCTGCCATTGTCACCGCGACCGTGGGAGGATCAATTCCAATAGGAACGAAGTCGGGACCAAGACCATCCCACATCACAGGATCGTCAATGCCGTTGAAGGCGAACAACGCCCCAGAATCTTGCTCCTGACACATGCTTTCTATCATTTTGGAAAATCTTTCCCAAAAACAGAAAATTCGCCGTATTACATGAAAGGCGTGTAACGCTTCTGCGTATATGTCTGTAGCGGAGCAAGATTCGTCGAAGCTAACCGCAATGTTGTCAAGCCTTGCCCAGAGGAATCAACCACACGGCGCTTCCCGAACAAGGTCGCCTCGAATCTTGCTCCGCTATTTTCCTGCCCCGTTGCTCAACGGGAAGGTGACAATTCCTTTTTCAATAAGCATCTTGGCCAGCGCTGGTATCTTTGCGGGCTTTTCTTTCGGTGGGCGTTTGCCTTTTCTCTTTGGCTTGGCCGATTCTCCTTGGTTGATTTGCTGCCCCGCCTTGAACGCAAACGCCCCAGGCCAAGGATCGTAGATCGGATGAAGGAATTTCATGGTTTCTCACTTCGTTGTAAACGCAAGCTCTCTTCCTGTCTCAATCACCACCGCTCCATTCGAGGACGTTTGCACAACCGGCGAATCACCGCCAATCGCCAACCCCCCAGACGTGGTGAACGTGAACGTCGAATGAACCGTTGTCCCATTGCCACCCAGCGCTAAACCGCCGCTTGTCGTATATCGGTAGTTCGCCGCCGCCACCGTCTGATCGCCACCCAGAGCCAAGCCACCGCTGGTTGTCAGATGGTACGCCGCCGAAACTATTGTAGCCGATCCACCCAGAGCCAAGCCGCCACTCGTTGTCCAGTTGTATGCGGTCGCTGCCGTGGTTTGATCCCCACCCAACGCCAAACCACCATCGCTCGATTGAAAGTAGGACGTGTTGATAACCGCCGAATGATTCGTGATGACCGGCCCGATTTGCCCCGCGTCCCCCGTGGAGAGGGAAGAGTAAAAGATGATCGCCGCATTCTGAATCGAAGTCGCGAGCGTGCCGGTCCCAACCGCAAACGCTTCTGCCGCCGTCAAGGTGACGTTCCACACGGTAAGTTCAGCCATCGAGCCATCGTCGAAGCCGGAAGCCCCATCCGAATAGGCCAGCGCCGTTACCGTGGGAGCCACGTTCGGAGGATTGGTCCCCGTCGCCGTCGAGTTCAAGATGCCGTTCAAGTAAACCGATAGCGTTGTCCCATCCCACGTAACGCAGAAATGCAGCCACGTATTCGCGGGAGGCGTGCCGACAATTTGAGCGCGGCAAGCGCCGCCAGCGCCTTGAAGATGAACGAACGATTGAAACACCGCTGCGTTTGGATGATCCCAGGTCATGCCAATATCTTGCGTTGAGCCGCCGCCCGCATCAAGGCCCATCGGGTTTGTCGTACCGCCTGAATTGTTCGGTACGTGAGTGGCCTTGTACCAAAAGCTGTACGAATACGAGCCGACCGGAATTGAGATAGTTGCAGCCGTCGCGAGATAGTGAGCGATGCCATCGCCGGTAGCAGACATGGGCTACTCCTTGGCGATGTAGATTGGTTCTGGAAGATCGTCAACGGAAATGAGATCATCGGCGGACGCATGGCGTTTCAAGATTCCGCGTTGACGTAGCTCCTCAATGAGCTTAATGCTGTTGGTCAAACTTTCTACCCGTTCACTAGCCCGCTCGCGAAAAAAATTTCGCATCGTGCCGTCAACTAACTCTGTCCAGGTAGGTTTCTTTTCGTTGGTGTCCATGCAAACATTATGCGCAACGAAACGGAGAAGTGCAAGCCGCTCTATTGCTTGAGCGCCATATCCAAGAGAACATCAGGAATGCCTGCAATTCGTTTTTGCGGCAAGTCCTGATGATCGGTGACAGGAACGAGATTGGGTTGATCGGGAGAAACTTCCACATTGAACGCCGTGCCATGCAGCAGCATGACGAGATTGTTCCCGTCAGGATCGACAACGTGAATCAGATCGGGCTTCGCGGCGAAAGGCCCATCGGCCTTTTGGCCGAACGTGAAGATGCCGACCGTCCGACCGTCCTTGGCGTGCATTGCGCCGGGAAAGTCGCCGTCGAACTTGACCCATTGACCATTCCGCAGTTTCATAAGTTGCCCTTATATGTGCGTAAATTGCAGTTTTGGTGTCACGGTTATCGAGTCCCCCGCTCCGGTCAGTCCGACCAGAGGCTTGCCAGCGCCGAACGCCTGAGACGCGAAGCAAATACCAGCCGTGGGAGCGGCGTAATACACCCCGTAAACCGTTTGGTCGCTTCCCGTGGCCGATGCCGTGTAGGTCGCATTGGTCCCGTAGGTTGAAAAACCGATATTGCTGGAAGTCGTCGGCACAGCCCACGTTCCTGCCGACTGAGAACTTGTCAGCGTTACCGAGGCGTAGCCGGTGAAGTCGGCAATCGTGTACGTTGCCAAAACGTCTGTTTCAGCAGGCGTGATATTGTTCTTGAACAGCCGCAAAGACATATCCTCTGACCCCGCATTGGAGTAGAGGACTCTTTTAGCTGCCCATATTTTTCCTTCATTCGGAATCATGAGTGACATATCAGTTCACCTTTGGATTCTTTCCCTTGAGGAGCAAACCAGATTCAACCTGGAAAACAATATGGTCCGCCGATGGGTTATGAAGATAAATCATAGCGAGAACTTGGCCTTTTGGATCGCCGCCCGCCATAATTTCCAGCGTCCGACTCACGATGAACGCTTGGCCGGAAACAAGGTATACCATCTCGACCGAATGAGTTCCCACGGAGAAACCAATCCCCAGCAACAGCCGCGAGCAGAATAATCCTATCGCCACTCCCGCTTTCTCCACAATCGGCATCAGGCCCGTGTAGACCACAGCATTATCCGAGGACCGACGAATCTTGATCGTGGGGACCGCATCGGGAAGTGTTGGCGTGCGGGAAGCATCGACGCAATTCAAGTACACGTCGAGCCACGTCCCAAGTTGTTGACGACCGAGAAACATTATTGAGTACCATTAACTTTCAAACCGCAAAACGAATTAGCTACAGGAGTCCCAGGTTGCAATGGTCCGGTCGATATGTCGCCTCGAAGGTCAACATTAAGAGGCTGACCGCTTCCAAAGAACCCCCACCTTCGACCGATGTTTGACGTTAGCCTTCCCGTGTTGCTAAACGCCTGTTGAATCTCAAGGTAATTGATGCCCGACACTCCGTGCGCTATGCCCGTGTCCATCGACATCGTATCAATTTCCAAGTAGCCCAAGCCGCCGTCGATTTCCACATTTCCGCCAGGAGTCGGGGAAGAATTGTTGCTTCGCGTAGCCCATATCCGGCCAAACGAACTTACCGCTTCGATTTGAACTTTTCCAGCCGCCGCAGCGCCAGCCGAAAAGCTGTAACTGGCATTGATACTTGGGATGTTTCTCTCGATCTGAACACCAGACTGGAAATCATCAGGATCAACGTAATAATGCCGCCATGCACCGCATGTTCCAATTGCAGGATTCATTCTCTCCCAAAGAACCGGAAGATCGTCACTATGCAAGGCATCGTTGACAAGCCAAAACGCTGACACGTCGGCAATATAATCCGTGTACGGCAGTCGGTTGAATTGATTGCAGACAAGGCGAAGATTCGGATAGTTGGCGGCGATGCCATCGAATACCGGAACGATAGTGCAAACGTATAAGTAAAGCCGATCATCCGACCTTACCGTGGAATCGGCATTCCATGACTCACCGACAACTTTCAAGTTGACCCTTCCGTTTACCGTGGTCAACTGATGACCTCTCTGCGCCCCGCCCAATTCACCATTCGTTCTTGCCGTGGCGCTCCACCAATTCAGGTAGAACAACTGAGGAACAACGGTAGCGGGGTTTGAGTACACCGGAACATGAAGGAAAATGTCGGCTGGAACGCCCCATCGAACCGTGCTTTGAGCGCTCATATCCCCAGACGTATATTGGAACGGGATCGGCGATGGAGCGTCCAGTTGCAAGAAACTTGGCGGGCCACTTATCGCCCCATTGGTCGGCAGAACCTTTACGTTCCGGTAGCCGCCGGAAACAACGTCGATGCAGTACAAGGTAACTCTGGAATCAGACGCCAGCACGCCAGGAAGATCGGCAGGCACAAAGTAAAGCCGGTTTCCGCTCCCCAAACTATCCGTCGAATTTTGAAACGCAATCGGATTAACGCTGACTCTTCCTTGATTGATCGGCGGACCTGCGCTCGTCGAAAGCAGAACTTGATCCGTCTGCGAAATCATCGCCGTGTTGATTTGCCCAGCCGGTTCGCCAGGAGGATTCGGATTGCCTGGAAACGTATAGGCGACTGGCAAATTGAAGGGGGGAGCTTCTTGCGCGATCGGCGTCTCGTTCACCCTTACCGTCACCGGAAGCGGCGTGTTCTGTATGATCGGGCCAAGAGCGCCGGAAGATGCAACCGTTCTTGTCGTCGAAATATTCCACGCTTGCGCAAGAGACTGTTCGGCGGTATCCGCTTTGGGAGGACCAAGAATTCCCGTTGGACCTGAAAGCGGAACGCCCGTCGCAACCACGCCAGGAAGCGGACCAACGAGCGGGCCAGCCACATGATATGAAACATCAGCGCCGCCAGGATCGAGGCTTAGAAACGATCCGTCCGCATTGCCGTACCCGACATCGGTTCTCACAATCGCGTTGGAATTTGCATTGTAAAAACCAATGCCAGCTTCCAGCAAAACGCCAGCAGACTTGATCCCATAGTAAACTTGAGCGCCGTCAGGGATCGAACTTTGCTTTTGATCGTTAAGAACCAAATCGCTCAAGCCGGAAGAATAAGTCGAACTCGTTCCGGTTGTTGGCGCTGACGGAAGAATCGGATGCAAGACGGTGAACTTTCCGCCGCTAATGTACACTCCGTTTCCCGCCACCGGAATACTGAACGTATCGGCGGTTAGCTTGGTGATCGGGTTGGCCGGTATCGCAGCCGTCCCATTCGCCGCCGTGTTTCCCAAAACGCCGCTGATGACAACAACATCACCCGTTGAAAGTCCATGAGCAACAGACGTAATAACGATGGGGTTGGCGTTCGTGGCATCCGTGATCTGCGAACCGGAAACAACAACAAAGGTTCCCCCAGACGTGTACGAGTGATTCCCCGTCGAGCCGACCAACGAAAATCGGTTCGCATCAACCACCGCGACAACCCACGTTCCATTCGCCGCCGTGTTCCCGACGATGCCGGTAATGGAAACGCTCATGCCACTGGTAAGACCGTGACTTGCCGACGTAACGACAATCGGAGAAGCATTCGATGCCGCCGTGATAACTCCCGTAGCCATCGAGGTAGAAGACCACGTTCCGCCCGACAAGTAAGCGCCGGACCCAGCAGCGACAATCGAAAAGTTGTTGGCGTCCACAACGGTAATGATCCAAGTTCCGTTGGCGATGGTCGGACCAACGACACCGCTAATGACCACAGTGTTTCCCGTCGAAAGACCATGCAAGGCCGACGTGAAAATCTGGATGCCGCTGCCGTAGGTCATGTTTGAGATCGAACCAGTCGCCATCACAGACTCCTTAGATAACCCCGAAGCGATACGTTTGCTCCCACGCCACACCGCTTATCGTAGCAATGCAGAGGACATCGTACCACTGACCTTGCGCATAGCCGCCGCCTTCCGTGGGCGTCAAACTGACCGTGTAGTATCCCGTGGTATTCCACGTCCCGCCCGAAGTCCACGCCCCGTTGCCGGTCGATCCGGTCAAAGAGAACGTATCCGCCGTCAGAACAATGATCGTAAACGTCCCGTTGGCCCCCGTGTTGCCAAGCGCCCCCGTGATCGTGACCTTCATTCCCGTGGTCAATCCATGACTGGCCGAGGTAATGACGATGGGAGCGGTATTCGACGCCCCCGTTACCGATCCGGTTTCTTTGAACGTGAGAGAGCCGGTCCCGCCCGATAGCAAACCGGCGTTACCGTAGACTCGATATGTCGGCGTAACCGATGACTGGATGGGAACTTGAGATGAATCAACGGTGAGAACCGGAAAGGTCATGGCATCACCAATCGGTACGAATCCTACGAACATAGCGAATCCTCAAATTCAGGTGTGTGGGGTGTACACCTGAAAACTCAATCCGAGAAAGTAACCTCGACCATTCCGAGACGAACCCGCATCTCGCCTTCAACGAGACAGCAAAGATTCCGCTGATCTTCCGCCGCCCCAGAATCCAAGTCGCGGGGGTCTTGATTGGTCATGATCCCAGGAAAATCAACCGCCGCTACTACCGGCGTTGCTGGACGTGGCATAAATCACCCGTGTTTTTGGAAAAACCTTTTTGCCTGCATCAACCGAAACGCTTTGTTGTTGAACTGTTCGTTCCTCAGTTTTTCCTTGGCTTTCTTTTGCCGATCCCTGAACGACTTCGGTTTCTCTTCTGACTCAGACGCAATGGTGCAGGTGTAGGTCTGCGAACATATCGAAAGCGCCCACAACTGAAAATCATTCAAGCCCATACTACGCTCCCTTTGGTGGACCGACAGGCATGTTAGCTATCCGCAGCGGATTCGGCCCGCCGCCAAACGTCGAACGCGGCTCATCGTTGCGCTGATCGGCTTCCATCGCATCGACAAGCGCCCGCTGGTATTCCTTTAACTCGTAATCCTCTGGTTTGATCCGGCGAACAATTCGAGCTTGCTTCTCGCACTCACGCAAGAAATAAGTCATCATTGCCCCCATCTCCAAATCCACGGGATCGGAGATTGAGAACGGAACGGCGGTTAAGTCTACTCCCGTCACCTGATCTATTTCAAGCGAGGTTGCCGATGTCCAGCCGGTAACGGTTCGTTGCACAAAGAAGGGGTCGCTTCCCGATTGCCCCGTGGGGACGTTCCCGTTGGGCGTACCGGCGAACCGCATCACGCAGCCGACCATATCCGCCGTCCACAAGGTTGACGTGCCGGTAACGGTTGTGCTGGCCGATGTCACCGTGGCTTTGCCGGTCTGATACGAGACAACCGGAGATGCCCCGTGCATCGACAACGCCCGCGACTGACGGCGGTAAGAGTAGTCCATCGTATAGGCGTTGTCCGGCGCTGGATACATGAAGATCGACAGCGAGCCGTACCTTCGAGGGTCGCCTTGAATGCAATAGGAATGCGGAAACGCGGGAGAGATATTCAGCGATTGCTGCCGGTAGAAATCGTTCGGCGTCAAACACACCAACCGCCGACCGTAGCCCAGCGCAAAGATTTCTCCCATGTCGGCGAAGTCCACCGGCAAAGGATACGTCTCTTGCGAGAGCATGTAGACCGTGGAGGCAATGTCCTCTTGAGAAGCCGTTGCCGATTGAAGCTGAACGACGGAGTTTGATACCCGCTTGGCAATCGGCCAAACCACGTTGCCGATTCGGATAGTCCCGTCTGCCGCCCATGAAGGCCACGTCCCGCCTGTCAAGGTTACTTGCCGTGGAATCGCTCCGCTGGTAGCGAGATAAGCAATTGTTCCATCTTGGTACGCGGGAGAAGTGACAATGCGACCGCGCTTGAAAAAGCACTTCCATTGGCGCTTGGAGTGCATGTCATTGACGGCCATCTGAATTGCGCGGCGAGCAAAGCGTTCAGTTTGAGCGGTAGCGTCAGCGCCGAGATAGTCTATGACGTGCGAGAGAACATCGGCGTAGGACATTAAACTTGTTTGCATAACACAATCCGCCCCGTCCGAAGGTCGATTCCGGTAAATCTTCCTACCCTGAGAATTGTATTAGCTGCTACACTCGTCGCGCCTTTTTCGTTGCTCATCGTCTTCTTCGGAACTGGCTTCTCGTCCATCGCTATCATCTCCGCGTTCGCGCTTGGCATCGGTTGTATCGGAACTGGAAACGGTTCCATCAGATTCATCCCCACGCATCGGCTGTACGTCCGCTTGGCCGACGTTGATAAACCACTGGCTGTCATCGTCTATTCCGCCAGCGTAAGTAACCGTCTCGTCGTTTCGTGCAACGGATGTTCCTGTTTCATCCGAACTTGCGGCGACGATTGTATTATGATCTACGTTCTCGATGTAGGCAAACGAAAAGTCGTTTGCAAGGTCCGTGGTAGCGGTCTGATCGCTGCTTTCGGGTCGGTAGGGACACGGGACCGGAGTCGGAACAGTCGGAACAAAGTTGAAGATGAAGCTCTCAAATCCAGTCAGCTTTTTTGTCGTCAAAGGCGGCTGATCGACCGGCATCCACCAATCGAACGATACCGGAACTTCTTGGAATTGAAACGCAAAGTATCCCTCATTCGAGCGCCGAACAGAGAGCGGACTACACGATTCCATCAGCCAATCCATGATCGACGATTCGAGAAACACAAACTGAGATTGCGTGCTGACGACGGACCGAGAGACTACCGGAACGGGAAATTCCATCATCCACGATAGGTCGGCTTCGATAATTACCAACGAAACGTCTTGGGCAAGTAAATTCACCAATCGAATCGGAGCGCCTAGTTCAACAAACCAATCCATCGTCAGCGTGCCAGGAGTCCACGCCGCCACATCAGCTATCCACCCTTCGGGATGCCTTCTAGATTTCGACGGAGGAACCTCTGTTGGCCGATGCCAAGAGTTCAGCGGAGGTTCGATATGTTGCGGTTCGAGCGTCGTCACAAACCACGTATGGGCTACTCTCTGTTTTGGCCATGCCTGCCCCAGCACCGGACCCCACTTATCCAACGTCAAAGTATCCGGCGTCCATGCAGCAACATCGGCAGTCCAGCCTTCCGGTCCCCTGCGCGGTTTTGCTGGCGGAATTTCAGTTGGACGCATCCACGATTGGCTTGGCGGTTCAATAAATTCAGGCTCAAGAACCGTGACAAACAGAGTGTGGGCAACTCTTGATTTCGGCCACGCCATGCCAAGAATCGGCTCCCACTTATCCAACGTGAGCGTATCGGGCGTCCAGGCGGCAACGTCCGCAACCCATCCGAGCGGGCTTCTCCGTGCGTTTATTTGCGGCGTGTTCGTTGGCCTGTGCCAGCTTTCCAGATCGGGAACAACGAACAGTGACGGCTCAAGAGGATAACTGAATATCCCTTCGGGATTTCTCTTGGCCTTATCGGGAGGCGTTCCGGTTGGCCGATGCCAACTCTCTAGCGCAGGCTCAATAATAAGGGACGGTTCGAGTGGAGCAACATCGCCGCCTAATGATTCGGTGTCCCGTGGCTTTTTGTTGGGCGGAACTTGCAGCGGTTGGAACCACGACAAGGCGGGAGGTTGAAGGATAAGACTTGGTTCAAGGGTAGACGTGAACTGCCCGATTCGCGCTTGTTGACGCGGCAGCATCGGGACTTGAAGCGGCTGAAACCACTTATCAACAAGAATGACTTCGCCAAAAGACGTTAAGCGAGGTTCAACGAAGTAAAGAAATCTTGGTTGCGCTTTTGGAAGGACTGGAACGGATGCCGGTTGAAACCACTTATCGACGGTGACTTGTTCTATCAGCGGTTTGGCGAGTTCTTGGTATTGAAAGAGCAAGAGTCACCTTACCCGATCTTCGGCACGCTCACCACCACTGGCCTGAATGTCGGATCGCGGCCTTTCTCCATGTTCTCAAGATATTGCTCGACCGGAACGCACGCCGCGCAACTCGGACCACATACCGGACCATTACAATTCATGCACCAACCGCGAACCTTCCTGCCCTGATCTTCCCGCTGCTTTGCTTCGGCAGTCGTCAACATTTCGGTTATCAATCTTTTCGGCTTGCTGACAAAATGACCGCCGCAATGAACGCATTGGTGAGTGACGAGTTCAAGGACCGGCTTATCGGCGTTTGGGTCGGTGTAGATGATACGGCCAAAATCGGTTGTGTTCAGACTCACTTTTTTATCTCGTATGCCAGCAGCGTATTTTCGTGCTTGTTTAGCTTTTCTTTTGAGAGCGATCCCAATGTATCTTCCACTTCAACGCTGTTCGTCCAGATCGCCGCGAACTTTCCACTCGCCAACTGACCAGCGGCGAAATCACCTTCGCAGCAAAAAACCTCGACAAACACGATTTCCGAACGCTTCACTCCATTGGGAAGGTTCGGAATATCTGCGACACGTCGATTGATTTCGGCAACATCCATCGGCAATCATTCCTCAAAGAATACAGTCGCACCATAGGCTTGCGTGCTGGTAGACGTAACCGTTTTCAGACCGGCCCCGTTGTTCTGTGTTGCCGTCATCAGCAATTCGTAACCCGGCGCTGCAACCCAACGAAAGGTAGCGCGTTGGTTAAGCTGAAACGCCAACAACTGCTTTGCCGCCGTGTAGGTCGGTTCGCCAGAGAAAACGCCAAGGCCGGAATCGCAATCGCCCGCAGGCCCGCCAGGATCAAGATTGTTCGGGATCAAGCCCGATCCTTCCGTGCCAACGGCGGTAGTCCGGTTCAACAGAAAATCGGCGGCTTGATCGGCGGGAGTCGCAACCGAGCCGACGATCAAATCGCTTATTCGTCCTCGATTGGTCGGAGTCGCCGCAGAGTGGAAAATATTGATGATCGTTTTGTCCGTGCCGCTCGCGACCGACGCAACCCGCGTTGAGAATTTTTCCGCCATGACACGATTTCCTTTCGAGTAAGTTGTTCAGCCCCAGACAGTTTATCAGAAACACACCCAAGGCAACACGAAAATTGAATAGGCCACGACGTTGTAACGAGAAATGATCTGATAATTGAACACGACGAAGTTGAAATAAACTACGCTGGCGGCAACGGGAGTTTGCCCAAAAAAGACTTGAAAGTTCATGACTTATCTCCTATGCCGTGGTTTCAATGGTGAAGGCTAAATCAGCCCATTCTTTCGGAGAGGTTTGGTCGATACACTGAACAAAGACTTGATCGAAGTTCATTTCCGACGCCGACAATTGAAGGTTCACCCAGATCGAACCCGTTGGATCAACCGAAGGCAGTACAGTCAAATCTCCCATCGCCGAAGGACTTCCGCCGTTGCTTGCCCCGCTTCGCTTGAAATCGCCAGCCGCAATCGTGGGAGCCGCTTTGAAAGAACCTGGATTTGCCATGTCAGCCAAGCAAATTTGCACGGCGAACGCCTGACCCTTTTTCGGCGGATTGGAGTTTCCGTAATAGGTAGCCATGACACTTTCTCAGAACGAAATAAGAGAGGCAAACCCATCGCCGCCTGTTCCACCAAGCCCACCGTTTCCCGTTGTCGTTGCCGCCGCCCGCGCTCGACCACCGCCACCGCCGCCGCCGCCACCAAAGTAGCCTAAACCTTTCAAAGCCCCACCAGCACCCGCATTCGTTGCGGACACATCGCAACCACCGCCGCCGCCGCCGCCTGCAAAACTAGATACGGCAGGAATCCCGCCAGCGCTGCCGCCGTTAGGACCGCCCGTGCCGCCTGTTGCACCATTAGGAAACCCTGCCCCTCCAAACCCACCATCGCCTTGCGCTGAATCCGCAGTAGCACCACCACCACCACCACCACCTGACCCGCCGCAATTTGCACAATCGGCCCCTACTGTCCCCGTTGTCGCTCCGCTTCTTCCCGTTCCGCCAGCCCCGCCATTTGTGTCGCCACCACCGCCAGCGCCAGCCGTTCCCGTTCTTGCTCCTGTGCCTTGCGTGCCACCGCTGCCAGCCCCGCCATGCCCAGCCGTCAAAGTTGATCCACCAAATCCCGTAACCGACGTGTCGCTGCCAGCGCTGCCAGCGCTGCCGTTGCCATTCGCGGCAGAAGAACCCGCTCCACCACTTCCGCCAGCCCCAACCGTTACCTGAGACGATACAAGAGTGCTTATTAAAACCACCCTGTCTCGAAGACCACCACCACCACCGCCACCGCCGCCCGATGCTTGATTGGTCGATGTCGTTGACCTGGCCCCGCCGCCCGCCCCGCCGCCACCAGCAACCAAAGTTGCGTTCACAAACCGAGCGGGCAACACCGGATTCGTCCAAGGAACCAAAGTGTCCCCTTGGGCATATATCCGAATATCAATCGTGCTGAACACGACCGGCCCAGAATCGAACCCAAACATCATGGCAAACGAAGCCAGAAAACCGTATCCCTTGGGGACCGCCAGAGTTTTCCCATCGACGCGAAGCCGCTTGAAAACATCAGACCATCGCGCGGGAATGTTTTTTAATAGCCGATCAACGGTTGACCAATCGGCCAGCTTGAGAAATTCATCGTTGACAGGATCGAGAAATCCGTAGCGGAAGTCGCGGTCTGGGTTGACGTGATCGAGGATGTATTTTCCGGCAAGTTCAATGAAATCGGCTCGCGAAGCGCGGCCACTGGACATTTTGGCGATTTCTCTGGCGAACATAGATCATCCCTTCGGTTTCTTCCATGACGGACGCAAACGGTTCTTCACCCTCTCCATCGTATCCCGAACCTCTCGGCCCGTCACCGTTTGCCCAGCCAGTTCTATCGCCGTTTCCCGCGCAACGATCTTTGGAGCCACGTCCACGTAAGGAGCGGGCGTGTCTTCGTTCCGCTTGGCTTCATCGGCCCGTTGAGCGATTACCTTCTTGGCCTGTCCAATATCGCTCACAAAGGCCCGTGGATCGCCAGGGAAGCGGGCAAGGCTTGCCTTATACACTTCGCCGCGTCCCATCTTCTTGCCATGCTTACGAGCCTCCCGCTTGTAGCGGTCGCCGATTTCCGGCTGATCTTGAAATTGGCGGTTATTCTCCGTGCCTTCGAGGAACGCGCGATCGGTCCCCGACGTGCCAGGGGGAACACCCGCCTCAATCATCTGATTGGCTTTGCTGGCATCTTTGGAAGTGAGAATAACCCATTTCCCACCGATGGATATTCCGGTGAGAGATGGGTTTTTTGTTTTCTTCTCGACAACTTCTTCCGCTTGGTCGAGCGTCAAGCCTTGGGCGAGCAAGTATTTCATCAGGTCGATCATGGATTCTCCGCTTACTCGATGGTCCCCTTGGACACCGATTGCATGGTCAACGCCGCGTTCGTGGTGAACTTGCATTCAAACGTGCGAGTCGTCTTCGTGGCCACGGTCGCCGTTCCAGTGATGGTGACTTGCCCGCCATCGGTCAGAGTCACCGTGCCTCCACCTTGAGAGATCAACGTCACCAAAAACGTCATGCCGACCTGCGCGTTCGGGATGTCCGCGAACATCTGTGCCGCCGTGCGAGTGGTCAACGCAATGCCGCCAGCGCCCGCAGCGGTAGTTTGATAGAAAACGTGATTCGCACCCGTCAAAGCGCCAGCCGCCGCCGTGATCGTGGTATCCGTGGCAATCGTCGTGAACTGCGCAGCGGGTAAGTGGCAAAGCGGTTGCATCCCGATTCCGGTAATTGTAACCGTTGTCGCCGCCGTCACCTTGACCAAGAAGCGGCCAACGCTCAAAGCCGGAACCGCCGTCAAGCCAGCCAGTGTAACGCCGGTATCCGCCGCCAAAGTCTCGGTGAAAGCAACCGTGTTCTTGATCGAGAACTCGAACGCATCGCCGACATTGGCATTCGGCAAACCAGCGATGATGTTCGCCGCCGTATCGGTCGTATCAATGTAATCCGCCGACGCGCCAGAACGAGTGATGAGCCGACCAACGATACCCGCAGCGGTCAGAACGCCAGCGCCAGCCGTGGTAATCGACGTGTTCGCTTCGAGCGGAGGAGTAGTCATGAGGCTGATCGAGATGCCCTGAATGGCAACGGCGGTAACGCTCGTAACGGTCACGCGGAAGCGACCGACCGAATTTGGCGGGATGATCGTTTGGCCGCTCAAGGTCACACCAGCGCCAGCCGTGATCGTTTCATTGAAGCCGACCGTGTTCTTGACCACGAACTCGAACGTCATTCCGGCCTTCACCATCGGGATAGCCGCGACAATGGCAACCGCCGTATCCGTGGCATCCGAGTAAGCCGCCGATGCCCCGCTTCGCGTGATGACACCACCAACGATCCCCGCCGCCGTCAACGTCCCAGCGCCCGCCGTCGTGATCGCGGTATTCGCCGAGATGGGAGCGGTCAGTATCACGCCACGCCAATTCCCCGTCGCCGTGGCGATGAAGATTGCAACCGCACCAGCCGGAAGCGGAACACCCGTCGCCGTGGCAATCGAGTTGATCGTATCCGTGCCGTTGCCGAAGATTTGCGCGGAATTGGCTCCGTCATTGAAGACGAAGATAACAAAGCCAGCCGCCGCCGTTGGGAGCTTGGCCGAATCTCCCGCCGTGGTAACGGTGGAAATCCGGTTAATCATCGACGTGAGAGCGATTGCAGCCGCTTGTGTTCCGCCCGCATGGGCCGTGACCGCGTTCGACGCCTGTTCTTTGATGAGTCCGACAAGCGTTCCAACGTCGGTTGAATTGGAGCCGATTTGGTAAGCTCCGTTCTCGGAATCGAAAACGCCAGGAGTCCCAGAGGCTTCCACGGCAGCGCCGATGAGGTTAGCGGCTTCTGTACTTCCGCAAGCATTGGCCAAAGCGTGAAGTTCGACGGCGGATAATTGAGCCATTGTTACTTTCCTTTGTTCTTGAAGTATTCGATCTCCGCGAGCCGCTTGGCCGCTTCCTTTTTTGATTTGTAAGGGCGAGAAAGAATCTTCCGCCCATCATGCGACTTCACCACGTAGCCGCCTTTGACTTTCGCAATCACGGCTGGAACTCCTAGTACATCGGAGGCTGTCCACCGACGCCCAGCGCCATCATCAGAGAATCTTGACCGCCACCGCCGCGCGGCATCGGCTTTCCGCTTGCGCCAGCAGGCATCGGGATATTTGGACCGCCCGCCGTGTTGAATGGTTGCGGCATCGGCTGACCGCAGCATGGACACATGCCACCTTCGCCGGATTCTTCACCCATGCCGCCCATTTGTGGGCCAGCGCCCGGAGGAGCGGGAGCCATTGCACCACCACCGCCTTGCAGAAGCGCCATCAATTCGGGAGGAAGACCTTGTTGCGGCATTCCAGACATCGGAGGCATTTGGGACATTGGAGGTTCCTTTCGTTACTCAGACTTTATCGTGAATGGCGGCAGAAGTCCACAAGGAATCAGGATTTGAGATTCAAGATGATATTTCCGGCGACATTGGCGCGAATCTGAATCTTACCAGCGCCGAACAAAGCCGAGGGGATCGGGTAGCTTTTATCCGCCGCTACCGTCTGCGTGATTGCCGTTCCAGTTGAATCTTGAGCGGCGTAATAAGCACCGGCAGGCATGGCCACGTAGTACGTGAGGGTAACGTAAGTTTCCGCGTGCGGTATTGCGATTTCTCCCGATGCCGCGTGCGAAATGTCAATCTCAGGAGAAGCGGAAGTCGTCAGCAATGCCACCGTTTGTTCGGTTGTATAGCGAGTTTCAAAGGCCATGACGCTCTCCTTTTATTTGCAACAACATACTTGACTCGTCAATAATTACGGAACCCACTCGCCTGCTGTGAGAGAGAAGTGATGCTCGCAGTGCGCCGGGTCTTTTCGCTGAATCGATGGACTTAGCGTTTTCTTGGCTTCGTCCCACGTCCATGAACTTTTTCCTAACGGTTGAAGCGGTATATGGCACTTGTCACCGCATCCATCATGAGGGCAGATAAACATGAAGCCGTCATTTTGATTGACCAGATCAAAAATACAGTAATCGCCAGCGTCTTTGACTTCTTCCTTGGTCTGTTTTCTGGTTGCGATCCTCAGCATCTTTGACCTCGTGATGAGCCAAGTATGTTATTGCCTTTTACTTTTTGCCGTTTGCGATTGCAGCCGCAGCTTTCTTTTTCGCTGTTTCCTGATCCATTTTTTGTTTTTCCTTCGCGTGCTTCTGGTCGAGTTTGTGCTTCTCGTCGGCGTGCCGTTGATCTTGTTTGTGAGTCGCTTCGGCCTGCATCATCTCTTGTGCAAGCGGATTCAACGTATCGGGAGCCGGTCCCTGTTCGCCGAAATCCAACCGGATCGACTTGTCCAGCCCCAACGCCAAAACGTCTTCGCCTTTCAAGCTGACCGTCACCTTCGGCGGCTCTGGGTGTGGCGGGGGCGGTTCGGGGGGCTTGGGCAGCAAGAATCCGTTCACATCAATATCGAAAGCGTTCGCCCAGAACGTGATAAGTGCGTTGTACGGTTCGATCGCGCCGCTGGTAGCAAGTTGCGAGATCACAGGCATCATCGTTTGGAGACAATCCTTCGCGTCCTGTTGATCTTTCTGCTTGTTCGGCTTCCGTGTCGAACCGGCCTCGATGCGATATTCCAGCGAATGAAGAAGCTCCTCAATATCCGCCGTCTCGACAAATTGGGTCCACAACTGGCCGATGATCGGGCCAAATATCTGCGCAACGTCCGCACCTTTGTAGTGCCAGCGCAACATCAGCGCCAGCTTGCGGAAAGCATCGGTCATCGCTTCTTCGACTTTTTCCGCCATGTCATCGGGGCGAACATTGACGAAGTTCTCCTTCGTCTTCGTTTCCGTTGCTGACCGATCCTGGGTCTGTTGCATCCCATACATCAACTCGGAAAGTCCGGTGCGTTTCTCGAAGGAAACTTCAAGAGTTTGAAGAACCTTGAATATCCATTCCGGCATACTTGGATGCTGAATGAAAGCAACCAATTGATCGACCGGAACTCCGAGGTTTTGGCTCAACTCGATCAATGTCAAGTCGTCGCCTTCAAGAATCTTGTCTTTTGTTTCGTCGTCCATCGACTTCGGGACAACCATAAAATCGCGAGATCGTTTCTGCATTCCAGAAACGATAAACGAGTACAGCCAATTGATAGCCTTCAATTCACCCATCGCCGGACGAAGGTGAGACATCGGCCAGATTTGCCGAGGCACTTCATGAAACTTGAACATCGTGAACGGCCAGCCGTTCGAGCCTGGAATATCGCACCAGAACGGCGTTTCCCATTGCAGCCGCCGACGTACTTCCTGATCGTTGTCCCAAATTTCAGGAGGAACATTGAGGAAGTAGTTGTACGAGTCGCAAACCTCGACATAGACGTATTGCCCGTACCGATCAAGTTCAGCAGCATCCGGCGATATGCCCTTGAGCAGCCCGCCAATGCCCATCTTTGACCAGCAGCCCCAATAAACGAGTAGGTCGTTGGTCTTGCCCTGTTTACGCCGGTATTGGTCCCCAGCGGCTTCCACGGCGGCATACTGGACGTAAGATTCGTAGTTGGCTTTTAGCGTGCCGTGGGGCAGTCCATGTTGCGCCTCGACTTCCCAAACCGGCTTAACGAAACGGCGAAAAGCGACTTTAGCATTCCGCTGAACTTCCGCGTCAGGATCGAACAAAACATTGTCGGCGGTTTCGTATTCGAGAATCGCCATCTTCCTGCCGCCTGCCGGATTATCCATGCGAGCAAACAAGAAGCCAGCACCCTTGATTATCGTCTCGTCAATCGCCGCGCGAGAATCCGTTTTCAATCCCATCGCATCGGGCAAGTAGTTGAGCATCCCAGAAAGTAGAATCGCGCGAATCGCGTCCTTCTGCATCTGTTGGGAAAGTTGCTGCATGATCGGCTGAACTTGTGCCTGAATATTAGGGTCGTTGGGATCGCCGAATAATTCCGGTGGAAGTTGCGGAGCCGTCCGAGCGTTTACCTTGCAAGAGGGGTTTTTGTGGTAGAGATTCGGGCCGAATAGCTGGACAAGTTCAGCCGCCTTGTTGATGGTAAGGCAGATATTTGGCCGAGATACATTTCTCTTACCGACGTAAAGAAAGTCGCCGCGCTGAGGAGAGTCGGACATGCCGTACAAAAAGTCATACGGTCCATTAAAGAACCGCATACACTCGTCGGCATCGGCTTGAAACTCCCGCTTGGACTTGATCGCTAACTCGACCAAATGTTTCCAAGCGGTTCGGCAAGCCAGAAATGCAGCGTCGGCGCTCATTGACTATCCCTTGAGGAAGAACGGAACGCTTACGACTTCGGAGCGGGCTTGCTGACTGGACTTTTCAGATTGACCGCTTCGGGGACGAACGTCGCCTTTTGCAGAATACCGCCAGCGACTTCCTTTGCACCAATCGCCGGTTCCAACGGATTGAACCACCAGCATTCGATTTCCGCTTCCTTCGCGAGCGTTGGAGGCGAAGTGTTCGACGCCGCAACCGCAGGGCAGACCTTCACAACGGTCATAGCGGGACCGCCAGAGTTGAGCATGACAACATCGCCAACTTGCGGTTCATAAACATCTTTCTTATCGGACATGATGAAACTCCTACAGGGCGAACGGCTGGAAGAATAAAACGCTTTACTTTCCGCCCTTCGGTGGCGTGAATTTAACGAACCGAACAGGAAGGACAACGCCTCCCTTGACATAGACTTCGCGGACGCGAACCATTTTGACTTTTTCCATGATAAAACCTCCTTAAGTGATACAAACGCGGGGAAATCAAACGCTTGGTTTGGTGGATGCTTCGAGCATCAAATCGCTGACGTAGACTTCCACGCGGCGAAGGCGTTTGCTTTCTTCGGTGTAATCCCACGCCCCTTGCTGATTCAGTTCCCCATCCGTGGCGTGCGGGTCGCTGACATGGCGAACGCCGAAAATCTGCTTCTTGCCGCCGTTGGGAGCATGAACGGCAACGTCAACCGTTCTATCTCCGACCGCAGTAACAAAGCCCGCGTAAGGCGAGGTTGTTTCGTGGCCGTCGAGATACCAGAGAACCGGCATACAAATGGTCGCTTCCGGCATCTTGTACGTGGCCGAATTTCGCTTCGCTTCTTGGGTCATGGTCGCTGACATGGTGTTACTCTCCTTGGGTAAGGTTTCTCAACAGATCGTACAAGGCCGCTTGCGTGTTCGGAGCAAGTTGCCTTTTCAATTCCCTCAGACCGGCTATTTTCGCTTCATAGTCGGCGATTTGCAAGTCAATTACCTGATCGAAGCCGGTCGCTGGCTTCGTGACGACGACGGTTTGAGCGTATCCGCTTGTGGCGACGTGACCGTTTGTCGCTGGTTTTTTTGCCATTGATTCGTACAAATTTTGGGCGACAACATCAATATCAACGGCTTTCGGCTTCACTTCGGGAGGCGGGACCGGCTTGGATTGCTCGATCTTCCGCAGCGCCCAACCGACGCACTCACGTTCGATGTCCAGAAGATCGCCGTCAAGCGACTTCACCGCGTTTCCCCAGAGCCGCGCGATCGAGGCCCATGCAATTCTTTCTTCCGTCGTCTGGGTCGCGTACTGCGAACCCATGTATCCGGCGATTTTGTTGGCGAACTCATCGAGTGCCACGTCTTGTTTGATCGCCGCCGCGTGTTCGATAAAGTTGATCGCCCACGAAGCGACCTTTTCCCACAAGCCCCTATCGGTTTGCTCCCACGCGGCATCAGCGGGAATCCCCAGAGCAGCGGAGAGGACATTGAAAGCGGATCGGGCCAACATCAGCCCATCGAACCGGCTCTTGATTGCAGTCCCGCGAAGTTCCTCAACGGTCAACGGTGTCAGTTCGCTCATTTTTCCAGTCTCCCAGGTCCGAGCATCATGGATTGCCCAGAGCCATCTTTTTGCGCCCGTTCTTTTTGTCGTTTACGCCATGCCCCGATTGCCCCGCCGATCAAAGCGGGGTCTTTCTTCGGAGCAACCCAGATTGGATTGTACTGCACAAGATAGCGAAGATTGTCCATTAAATGATCGTTCTTGCTGTCCGGCTTGTCAATGAACATCGTCCGGCCATCGGCCCCTTTGATTTTTTTGTTGCGGTAATGCCGGATTTCTTTCTTGAAATTTTCCAGTGTCCGAAACACACGGAGCTTCGGGAAACCATCCTGCCGAGTCCGCAGCCACAACCGAACCGCACCGATGCCCGCCATCTCGTTATCGTTGCCAGGGATGAACTCAAACCCTGTCTCAATCGACTTTACTTTGTTGATTCTCAGTTGTTCACTGTATTGCTCAACTACCTTCTGACCAGCGCCCATGTCCCGATGCCGAGCCGCCCGCATGTCGATCAAGAACGCTTGGTACGTCTGCTTGCCTTGCTTTCGAGCCATTTCTAACCCGAAAATCGCTGCATTGCAGTTCTTGATGTAAAGCTCATCGTAGAGATATGCGAAGTCGCCCTTCTCAAGCGGCGGAATAGCCATGAACAAAACCGCGCAAGTCTGCGTCCCAGGGTCAATCGCCAAGTAGCGCGTCCAATTGAGCGGAACATCGAACGCATCGACTTCGTGAACCCGTGGCGAGTATTCGGGATAAACGCTTCCTGAAAGGATCGCAAATTCACCACCGATACGAACGCGGTAGCTCTCTTCATCTTCGGCGAACTTTTCCTTGACCACTTCCCGCTTCGCTTCGGTCAAATGCTTGTTGTCGTCGATGGTGCAAAAGAACTCTTCGATGGTGCGTTGTTTGGTTGGGTCTTTCCGCTTATCTTCGCCGGTCCACTTTCCGGCAATCCAGACGCCGCCTTGTGCCAGCGCCCGTTCGTGGAGCGAGTAGAGCCGTTCCGTTCCAGTCTGAGGCGTTGCCGACCAAATGAACCGGCCCGCCTTGTCGATCAAACGGGCAGCGATTTCGCTGTACCACTCTCGGTCAACAACTTCCTCGTCAAACCAGCCAAGGTCAATCGTTGTTCCTCTTGGCGGCTTACTGTTGGACGAGTAGAAATGAATCCGCCAGCCATTTGTTAATCCGACCGATTTTGGAATGCCTTCTCTTTTTGATTCCCACGAAATATCTTTCACAAACCGCTTCGGGATCAATGGCGTAGACGGCTTTGCTTCTCTCTCACGGTCAGCATCTTGCGGATTTTCTGGATTAAAAGACCGCCATTCGTGCGTTTCCAGATCGCGGATCATTTGAAAAGCGCCCGGCTTGAACAGTTTCGCGTACATGACCTGCGCGATTTGATCGTTGTCCTGTGTGACACAATAGCAAACTCCGTTTTCCTTCGGATACCTGCCGAGCGGGTCTTGTCCTGTGCAAGCCCGCGCTACTTCCGAGGCCGCTTCGAGCGTTTTGCCGGATCGGTTGGCTCCTCGAATAATCCGTTCTACCGCCATACTCTCGCGAAATGCCTGTTGAAACGGTAAAGGCTTGAGCAACCGCAGACCTTCGATCTTACGAAGTGCGAGTTTGTTGAGAACACGCCGCAACTCAATGTCGGTCGCGTCGATAGGTCCGTGATTAGATGCAGACATGATCTATCCAATCTTGGATCGGCAAGCCAACAATACCGGACTTCTGCGCAAGCTGAATGGCTATCTTCTCCAAGTCCTCATCGCTCGATGCGTCCAAATCGGTAGCGCCCCGCTTGGCATCGGCTCGCTTGAACAGGTCCGTCATGATGTCCAGCAAACGGGCTTGTTCCGCCGATCCTACCCGCGTCATGCCGTAAGCGCCCATGATCGTTTGCACAAATCCGGCAGCGCCGCCGACTTGAGTGTAAAACTCAAGGGCGATTTCCTCAATGTCAACGGGGGAGTCTTTTGCGGAAAGAACGCGGGTTATCTTGTTTGAAATAGAATCGGTTGCGGTCGAGACGAATGGTGGAGTAGTCCTTGCGGAGTCTTTCCGTGGCTTCTTCGGCTTCGGTGGAGCTTTTGGAAGAGTCATTGCACGGTTCCCGTGGCTAAAACTGCCGCCGCCCGCCGATGCCCAATTCCAACCCATCGCGATTTGCTGGCGGGATAGTACACCATTCCAGTGTACTCTTCGCCCGTATGGAGCGTCAATGTGCATGTCGCCAGCATCGGTTTCGCCACACCCAGAATCACCCGCTCAGTCGGAAGCGAAATGTGCAACTGATTCATCTTCTCGTCATGCCCAAACTGGATACACGGTTGAACCATGTGGTTGATGACGAGCGTAGGCTTGATCTCGAAATCTGGGAATGTCAGCGTAGACCCATCAGGCATCGTCGCCTTGCCAACGCCGATTTCCTTAGCACATTCCCAGATGTTCGGTCGAAAACGCTGAATGAGAAAAACATCCATTTCTGGACAAAACGCGCTGATCTTGATTGGCTGTGCATGAGCCACGGACGAAATGAAAACAAGGATGAAAGGAGAGCGTATCATCGGGAACTCCAAATAAAATCGGGGAGGCCCAGGATAGGAACCTCCCCGCGCGTTCCACTGACAACATGACAGTGGCTTACCTTCGACGCCGAATCAACCCGATCCGGCCCGAACTGGAACAACTTCCGCTTGAGCAAGCGCCAGAACTCGCAGACGAATTTGCCACCGACGACCATGAAGCTGAACTTGTCGGCGAAATCGGCAAATTCGCAGCGCCAGTCGTCAGCGTCGAGCCGTCCGCGAGAACCGTAGTCGTTCGCGTCGGAGCGGGCAGAGGAGTGGCGAGTTTCACCGAACGGCTGTCGATCTTGGCGGCGATCAATTCGATGCTGTCCATGATTCGCTGATAATCGCTTTCCAGCTTCGCGAGGCGAGCCTTGTCGGACTGGCCGGTATCACTGACTTGATTCTGTGCGCTGGCAACGACCGCGAACGCAAACAAACAGAACAGAGCCAAAGAAAACTTTCGCATAACGAACCTCCGTGAGAAAAAAATGGAACCGCGTGCTGCGCTCACTGGTTCCGTTGCTTTTAGCAGGGCCGCAGCGTCCACAACAGTTTGTATCACTTTCCCATCAACGCATTGATGAGTGCTTGAACCGCCGTCATGATAGCAACCGGATCACCCGTCTTCAAGGCGGCGAATACCTGCATCAACGCCATGAACACGACGATGAAATTCACCGCGTATAGCGGCGTTGACTGTTCGGTTGCCGTCTCGGTCGGCAATTCGATCTGAACCGTTACCGGCTTTACGTCAACCGGACTGCCTTGTGCATTTACCCACATGATGTTATTTCCTTTTGCAAGTTTGGAGTGATGGTGAAACTTACCGCTTCGGAATCGCTTTGAGGCCACGCATGGCGTCGATCTGCCGTTGAAGGCTATCGAGAGAACTTGGCAGCACAAGCAAGTAATCCCCTGCCGGTGCGTCCTGAGACAACAGGATTCTTAACCCACCAGGACCAGGAGGCGGGGGAGGAGTGCTACCGACCGTGGCGAGACAAGTCCCCGTTCCCGTTTTTCCGGTCGAATCGACGGCGGTAACAGTTGCCGTGTACGTCCCAGCTACCTTGTAACTATGCGATGCCGACGCATCTTGAGCGCCGTCCCCGTAATCGAACAGGAAAATGTACGGCGACGTTCCACCGCTGGCAATCGGAGAGAATTTAACAGGCACGCCGACGCCGCCCGTCACGTTCGGCATATTGACCGTGACATTCGCGGGAGGAGGCGGGGGAGGCGGCGGTTGAAGTCCGGTAGTCGTTGGCGTTCGCAGCCACGCCTCGACACAGGTATTCATCAACCACTTATGATCGACGACCCCGATTGTTTTCCAAGTATAGAGAAAGTACCCGTTCGCAGGAGCGCCGGAAGGAGTCGCAACGCCAAGAGCCTTGAACAGTTCCGCAGTCGGACCAAATCCACCAAGGGAAACACAATGATCGGTGTTAGGAAATGACCGGCCACCAAAGGCATACCAGCCGCTTTGATTACCAGCGCCGGAAGGAAGGGCATCGGCGTCGATTGCGATTGAAACCGGACCCTGCGCTATCGCTGATTGCAACGTCGCTTCGTTCGAGTAATCGACGGTTGAAGATTTTCCGGCCTTGCGCAAAACGCCGTTTTCATCCTTGATCCCATCGTCCTGCATGTACTCGATAACTGAGAGAAGGTCAGCGCCATTGAGAACCCCGTGGTTTCTCGCCCATGTGATCGTTTCCGCTTCGGTCACGAATATTTCCGGCATTCCAAGAAATGTCGAGTAATCCGCGATTGCAAACACGCTCTCCGACGTGACACAGCAGCCGAACTGATTGTTGCCCCAATAACTCAATCGTGGCGGGACGGTCAATACCTTGGAAGGAGTTGTCGCGGCCCGATGGATGGAAACCTTGCCGCTCTTGATTGCCGCGATTATTTTCGGGAACGGGGTTGCCTTGGCTCCCCGATAAAACTTCGGTGGATTCTTTGGGGCGTCCTGATCTTGGTCTTGCGCCGGGACCGAGGCCAACGTAAACGCCGAAAGCAACACCGCCCCCAGCAACAAGAATCGGTTCCATTTCATGAGCAATTCACCTTTCGTTTGTTGAATGTGTTTGTTCTCCGAACAATTCCGCCACCTTGAGCAAAGCCTGTTTGTCCGCTTCGCTCAATTCTTCCCACGTCATTTTCCCACGAACCCATCTTACTAACAACCGGCGAACGTGGACCGAAAGCCAAACCGGAATGGCAATGAAATCTGACGTGTCCGATAGTTCGTTGGGATTGGGCATGTGTCGCTCACATCATCGGTGGCTGTCGATCATCTCTTGCAACTCACTCTGTTCTTTCTTTTCGTTGTCTTTCTGTTCCTTAATTTTCTCGACCTTGAGCATGTTCATAAGGATAGATTGCAGCACAAGATACGTCGCAATGTCCATCTTTCCAACCATAGCAAAAAAGGTTGCTGCGACAAAACTGAGTACCGCGCAAATTGAGTAGTGGTCGGCGTTGCTCATGGCAATACCCTTGAGTTTAATTGAAAAACGGGAACCGCTCAGTTCTCCCTCATTGGCCGAGACGGTTCACAGAGGCGGGCATTCTTGCGTCCTCTGCTTTATTAATCGAAAAGATAGCACACAAAACGGACATGAGTTTGGAAAATGCGGAAAAATTTTACATTCTGCCTGGACCGTGCTGAACGACGAATCCAAACAACTCCCACCCAACAAGGAAAAACAGGACAAACAAAAGAAACGTCCAGCCGCCGAAGATCGGGCGGCGATAAGCTCCGTCATTCGGGTATACGACGACTCCGAATCCGAAGATCGCCCACAGAATCATCAACATCCAGAAGATCATTGAGATTGGCACGTTGCATCGCCTTTCAAATGTGACCCATGAACAAAAGGAAGAGAAGGACTATCAACAGCAGCGTTCCTATTCCGATTCCTCCATGTCCGAGGCCGGAATTGTCGTTGTAATATCCGCCGCTTCCAACTCCGAACATCAAGATTATGAGGATTATCAGAACCAGAAGCATGTTGCACCTTGAGGTAAAAACTGGCGGCATCCCGTGAAAGCGATGCCGCCAGCGGCGAAGGGTGAATCACGGAGTAACGGGAAGAGGCGGGGGCGTCAGTGCATCGAGAGCTTCGAGTTTATCGGAAACCGCTTGAGCCTTGGCCTCGATGCCGTCGAGCAACGCTTGATCGGCGGGAGTGATCTGGCCTTGCGAATTTTGCAGAGCCGTGATTTGATCCTTGAGCGACTTCACATCGTCGGTCAGGCCGGAAACAGCCGCGTCAACTTTGTCATTGTGGACTTTCATTTTGTCCGCGAAATCGGAAATGGCGCTCATCAGTTTTTCTCCTTGGGTTTTCAGTTCCCGCAAAAGGTGCATCATCTCATTATCACCGTGATAATGAACGTGAACCTCGATCTTGACTTCCTTCAAGTGCTTAAAGACTTCTTCGAGCATGGGGAGCCTCCACAGAAATTGTATCAGTCGTGGGGCAAAGGTGGCAATTCTTCCATCGGAGCCGCCTTTCTTGCTGGCAATCCAAGGCTCAAAGTAGCGGCAACAAGTCGCGCTCGCATCGTCTGCAAATCCGCCGAATCTTGCTGCGTTTGAGTGGTTGGAGAATTATGTTCTGGAACTACAGCAGCCACAATCGAAGGACTCGGCATCCCTGTTCCAATCTGCCTTTCCGAACGAATTGTTTCCAGATTCTTGATAGCCTCGTCCGCCATTTCTCGGTAACTATCTCTTTGGCTCTGCATCGACTTAACTTGATCGTCTTTCGATTGCATCAGTTGCGAGTGAAGTTTGTAAACAGCCGCCACCAATAAACTGCCAAGCGCCCCGATGACGACAACGGCTTCCGTTGATAGCGAAATGTCGGCGAACATCAAGGCTCCTGAACGTCATGATCCTGCATTCGGATTTTCGTCCGGTCCAAGCGGCCTTCGCAAACTACCTTGCTGACGAAGCGGGCAGTTCTCGGCATCACATCGCTTCGCCATAATGTCGCGGATTAACTTTTGCACCCGCGTTTGCTGTTGCACGTCGGCTTTCAATTCGCCGGTCTGAAAAATGGTCGCTTCCTGTTGTTGGGCCACGTTGCCGACGTTTTCCGCCATCACTTCAAGCGCCTTGGCAAATCGATTCGCCCTTGCCGTGTCCGCGTCCCGCGTTTCTTTGGCTCCCTGCAAAACCAGCGCCATCAGCGTTGAATGGTTCTCGTCCATCTTCTTGAAAATGGCGGGCAAGCCCCAGAGCATATGATAGCCGAGAATTGCCAGAGCGCCGCCGTTTAACAAGATCGGCCCCCATGACGGATCGGGAGTGGCTTGACCGAAAATCACTCCAACCGCGATGCTGGCAAAGAAAAGCGACTTCATGGGGTCCGTCCTTATTCAACAATAACCTTGATTAATTCGTCCATTTTCTTGTCGGAATCTTCTTTCTCCTGTTTGACTTTGGCCAGTTCGACCGCGTTCCTCAAAAGAGCCGCCGTTACATCGGATTTCGCGATAACGCAATTCACTCCGCACGATGCCGCCTTGGTCATCAACTTATCATCGACCGAAACTCCCGTCACTACCAGAGTGGGAATACGAGAAGACACCAATGCGAATGATTCTAACGTATTCTCGGGATTTTGACTATCAGGAAGAAGCAAATCCAAGATAGCAAGGTCGGGCTTTTCGCTCTCCGCTTTCTCGATGCCGAGTTGAAGTGTGGCAACGACAATGAACTCTGTCTTCTGTTCGGGCCATACGCTTTCGAGTTGTGCTTGGCGAAGTTGAGCGCACGTTTCCGAGTCCTCGATAATGAGTATTTTCACATCACATCCCCTTTCCAAACCCCCTTGTTGGCTGATCGTATCATACGGAATTTTGTGCGGAAACGAAAAAACTCCCGCAAGCCATAGGTGAGACTTGCGGGAGCAGCACCGACACCGACATTCAGGAGTACCAGACTCTACCACGGAAGACGCGGGCGTGTCAAATGAAAACGCCCGCATCCGGCACAAACCGGAGCGGACGCTGACGAGAGGCGGCAACTATACCTCGTAGCTGCAACCAACCGAAGGAAATCTATCACACATTCCGCCAAAGTCAAAATAAAAACAGCGGATTGACCCTTGCGAGCCAATCCGCCGCCCATGAAAGACACCGACCGAAACCTTGCTTTAACGGTGAATCACTTCGATAACGAAATCAGTGTTGATCGCCGCCACCGCCGTTACCGCGCGGCCAATCGTGCCGAACACCTGATTGAACGTCGCAGCACCAGCCGCTACCGTGGGGTCTTGGCCGATGACCTTCCCATCCGTGGACGGGATGACGTATTCGCCAATTGCCACCGTGGTATCGCCTGCCGCCGCCGAAGTCACCTTCGCGCAGCCATCGACGACGACGTAGAAAAGATCATTCGCAGCCACGCCCGCAGCCGGAAGGAACTCGTCAATCGGAAATCCGTGTTCTCCGACCGTTTCGGCGTAACCGGAAACCTGACCGCGTTCCTCATACGCCGTGCCGTCCAGCTTCATCTTCGCGATGCGCTTTGGCAGCAAAGCCCCACCGGACAAATTCCGCACCACGCGGACGCGGACCATGCCGGTTGACCGATCCGGCTTCGTCTCGTCGGACGAACCCCAATCCTTGTCGGGGAAAGTGTATTCCTTACCCTCGAATCCTGCCCCGTCCGTTGCCGACACGGGGGAGCCGCCGAACCGCGTGAATCCCCGATCAAACGGCGGCGTTTCTTGATAAGCCATTGTTGAAACTCCTTGAAAACCTTGGAATGAAGAAAAACCGCCGCTCTTACGTGATCGCTTTGAACTTGAGGAAGTTGCGAATCGTCTCGAACTTCAAGTTGGCCGTGATCGTCGCCCAGAACCGCCACACTTGGCTTGCAGGGTCCAAATCCGGCCCCTTCACGTCGATCAACTCCGCGTCAAGCGACACCAGTTCCAGAGCGTTCATGCACCACCCGTAGCCGACACCGCCAGGAACGCCGAATTCCCAAGTAATGTCAGTACCATCGAAATTGATGATGTCCTTGAAGCCGAGCTTCACCGCACCGCTCGAATCCCCAGGCCCAACCGGAATGCGCTCTTCCGTCTGGAACAAGGACACGAACTGCCGATACATTTCCCGTTCGTGGATCACGATGTCAATTGCCTTGTCCTTGTCGTCGTTGCGCCGACACGCCATCAGACCATAGCGGGTCGCGTCGAGACAGGTATTCGGCCAAGTCTTCGTCGCTTGGGGCCAGTTGGCGTTCGTGTAGTCCACCACGATTGGCGACCAGAAATCGTAAGTCGCCGAGCCGGTCCCATCCGGCCATGTGGTCGCGCCCCACGAACCACCGTAAGCGCCCAGCGCGGTAGACAGACCGGCGTAGGCATCGTTGGGAGCGCCGACCTTGCCCGTGCCGCCGATCGCGCCGCTGACCGACATGAACGATTCGATGCCGTGGAACTTGAGTTGGTTTCCGGCAGCGTTGCCGTCCACGTACATCTCAGGTCCGAGCTTTTGACCAATATCCTCCATGATCCATTTGGCCTTATTCGCCCAGATGTCAACCAAGGCTTCCACGCCACGGTTCTTCTTGCGGTCCAGATCGTGCATACCTTCGGGCATCGAATAACCGCGCCACGGCAGCACGGCTTTCTTGTGCCGGTTGACCGGCGCGAAGGTGAGGACCGATGAATCGTCGAATCCTTGCAGATCGTTTTGCAAGAAGCGGACTTGCCATTGCATGTCGTCGCTTGCGCCCGATCCCGCACCGCTCGCGTTGAACGTGATAAGGCCGCGCGATTCCAGCATGGCCAACAGTAAACGCTTGCGTAAGACGGCAGGCGTTTCCCCCCTGATGTACTTCGTGATGGTCGTATTGACCAAGCCTGCCCAATTCGACATGATTCATCTCCTTGAAGATTTGGTTCCCTGAACCCTTATTGGTTGATGGTTTCGTTCGTTAGCCCAGCTTCCTTGAACGCTTTGAGCAGTTGCGACCGCAGATTCTTGGAAGTGATCGGCTTCTCCGCGTTCGGCGGTCCCTTGGCAGTCGGAGTCGCCGGATTCTTCTTGTCCAAGAACGCATCGTTGGCCGCTTGTTGCGGGTCTTTCGCGGGAGCCGCAGCAGCAGGAGCCACCCGCTTGCCGTTCAATAACTCGCTGACTTGCTGTGAAGTCATCGAACCGGCAGCGACTTGTTGCAGCGCCCAGGTCGAATAGTCCCGTTGAATCTGCGCGTAGGCAAGCTGTTCGATTTCTTGCTGGTTCTGATAGCCGCGCTGCTGTTGGGCCGCGCGAACGCTCTCCGCGTAATTCTTGAACCGTTCACCCCACGGCGAAAGTTTCTCGACCGTCACCCACTGGCCGCTTGTCGGGTCGATGATTTGACTGGTAACGGGATTCCCAGTCGCATCGACTTCAAACAGCCATTCGCGGTTGCGGTCAATGAACGTCGAAGCGTTTTGGCGGGCCGACGTGCTTTCCATGTATTTCGCCAACGTCTCTTCGGCGATTGCCCGAGCGCGGGCTTCCATTTGCTCTTGCATCGGAGCCATGAACTCGAACGGATTGGACAGCAACTTCTCCGCTTGCTCGCGGCGGAACTGTTCGTACTGCTGAATCTTCATGACCACATCGGGCGGAGCGCCGGGCGCTGGCATCAGATTCCCGTTGGCGTCCTTCACGACCTGTTGCAACCACGCCTGATTGTATTCGGGCGGTTGCCACGACTTCTTCCACCACGGGTCATTCGGTTGGCCAGCGGCAGGAGCCACCGGAGCGGCGGGAGCGGCTTGCTGTTGTTGCCGCCAAGCGTTGTAGTCCTTGGCCTGTGCGAGATACGCCTGAACGTGCGGCAGAAGATGCCGGACTTGCTCGAATGCCTGCCGTTCGGCGTGAATCCGTTTCAAGTTCGCAATCGTTTCCGGTTCGTCCTTGCCAACGGGCAGACCAGCGCCCTTCAAGTTTTCCAGCCACGACGGAGCCGCAGGCGTCGTCGGAGTCGCGGGCGTTTCTGGGTGTACACCCTGCACACCTGGGCTGGAAGGCGCTGGCGTCGATGGAATAGAAGGCGTTGCATCGGCGGGAGGAGTTGCGGGAGCCGATGGAGTTGCAGGAGCCGCAGCCGCAGCGCCGTCATCGGCGGCGAAGTTAGCAAACTCCGCGTACAAATTTCTTTTCATTTTTCACGTCCTTACTTGACAATCGGTGTTTCATGGGAACACTACTGCAAGTAAGCCTATCGGGGAAAAGAAGAAAATTCAAATAATATTATTTGCTTTCTCTCGATTTGTCATTCTGGAAAATAATTTGCAAAACTGTAAACGTGTGCAATACTCGATCATGCACAAGAAAATGTCACCATCTGAGATCGCCACGTACATTCGAGAGCGAACGTATTTGATGTGCGAAATGAACCGCGTTGCCTACTGGATCAAGTTCAATGATAGGAGCGTCGTCATCAACATCTACCGCACCATCGCCTTGAAACAAGAGTTGGTCCGCGTTCATTGCCAGACCGCGATTGATTGGCGAGAACTAATGCACGCCAAGTTCGACATGGCAACGTGGCGTCTTTACGAAGTCATTAAGGAGCTTACCATTGCAGTACGCAACCAAACCGGCATCCCCAATTGAAGTCCTCTTGAACGTCTCTTTGACCGACGCCGAGATCACCGACTACCGCTGCCGATTCGAGACGCTAACGCCCGCCGAGCGGAACCTTGCTGTCGTTGTCGCACACGGTTTTACTTGCTACACCGGCTCAGAACGACTCGGCATCTCCGTTCCGAAATTCTTCCGCACCATAAAATTCGTGCTGGCGAAATTGGATTGTTCGCGGGATGAATTGCCCAAGATCGTGTTCGCGGCGTTGGGGTTGTTGATCGAGCATTCGATGTGAAAAGAAAAACCGCGTAGGAACACGATCCCTACGCGGCGGAACAGGAAGAGAGAAGGCATAGACAACTTACACTTCACCGGCTAATTCGGCAACTTCACTTCCGCAAATGTTCAGCCGATCCGTTCATCAACTTATCCTCAAAATCATACTGCGCGGTATCGGCCCATTGCCAACTGCCGCGCATCTCTCCGTTCTCAAGGATCGCGTATTGGCCATCGGCGATTCTTCCTTCGGGGAAGTTGATCCACGTCAGCCGAGCCGACTTGCCATCGGCAGAGATCACACCGTCTGCCACCCACGATTGATTTCCGCTGATCGTAAACTTGCGAACCTCTTGATCGAGCTTGCCGAATTGACAACTTGAAATCAGAATTGGAATTTTGTCTTTCTTGTCGATGGTGCGGTCAGGCGGAAAAGCCGAGATGAATCCGAGAATGATGGTGAGTCCGAGGCCAACGAGAACCGCTTGCAGATAGGATCGCATGTCACCCTCCTTGTTCGCTCCCCCATTTATTTTCCCATTCTACACCAAGAGTCAGCGCCGACCACCAAACCCTGCCGATGGACCAGCGCCCATCTTTCTTCCAAGCCTTGTCCTTTCGATCAACGCCGGAACAGCCAAGTTTCTTTCTCGCTTTTTTGAAATACTGCTGGCACAACTCAAAGGATATTCCAAGTTCGTCCATCGTTTCAAGAAGCGTTCGGCCCATCATGGCCAGTTCGATGACTTGATATTCGCGGGGTCGAAGTGAGCGGACCAAGGAAAGGCATTCGCGCGGATCGTTGTTGAAAATGTTTTGATCGAGAAGTTCAAGTTCCGCTTGCCTTTTCAGCTTTCTCATCAATCGACTCCGCGATACAAGCCGCCGCCATAAAACCGGCCTGCCAAGCCTTCTCAATCATCAACATCGTGTCAGGCGATGCAGGGCAAAGGACAGCTTTATCAAGAAGCCACCGTTCTTCACACAATTTGATCCAGTCTTTTTGATCGTTCATTTTTTCTCCTGAAACTCGGCGTCCTCAATGTTCTCGTCTTCCGGTTTCGGCTTTTCGTAACCAAGAGCCAACGTCGGCATCTGCCCGTCCCGAACGGACGGCAACACCTTCTCGATGATCCAATCCCCCATGACCTGATCGTTCGGCATCAAGATAAAAGCCAAAAACTCTTTTTCAATCGAGGAGATGCCGCACTCCACCGCTTCCAGTTTCGCCTTGATGACCAACAGCAAAGCCCGCCAGCGGGAGCGCAGTTCTTGTTCGTAGGCACGCTGGCGCTGCAACTCACTCATCGACACATCGCGGCCACGGGTTTTCTTGTGCGTGAACCGTTTTTCGTTACGAGCCGGAAACGGCAACACGAACCGAATAAACAATTCTCGAATGCGGAACATCACCATCGCCGCGTCCGCTCTCCAACCGGAATGAAACTCAGACGCCCCATATTTGCGAAGCGTCTCTTCGATCTCCGCGCGAGAGCGTTCGACGGGGACCGTGGTAGATTCGGCAAAACGCGGCATCATTCATCCTCTTCGGTGTCTTCAAGCTCCACTTCACGACGCAAACGATCCCTGATCCAGTCCGATAACTTCATCTGTGCAACGGCGGCGGCTTCTTCCCAAAGCTCCTTCTCTTCACTCGGAACGCGAATGGTTATTGTGGCGTCGTTGCGCATCACCATATCCCCGATGGAGCCTGAACCGTCATCCCCAACAACGCATAATAAACCGCGCTGCACCGCTCACACTGGCCAAACCGCACGCGGAGAAGTCGAGAACCGCAGAACCACTCTTGAGCGTCGATCATGTGAACGCGGCAGAATATAGAAGACACCGGAATCTTCGCTGGCCACTGAAAGCAATCGAACTTCGGCGAGCATTGGCCGCAAACCACATCCTGCCACGGCAAGTTTGCAAGGTACGTCACGCACTCAAACGAAGTCGGTTGCCATAGACAGGACTTCGTGATCGCCTTCTCGATGTCGCGTATTTCTAGAGCGTCGGGCATCTTATTTTCTCTTCACCGGAACTAGCGCCTTGGCACGCATACCATCGAGCCATTGCTGAACTTCACGGTCAGCCAATAAGGTTCGCAGAGCAACCCAATCGAAGTCGTGGCTGTCCTCGCCGGAACCTTCTTCGGCGTGAACGATGATCGAACCAAGTTTGCAGAGCAATCCAACGGGAGGATTGAAAACATCAACCATCTCACGAACTTTCTTGGTCATCGCGTTCCTTTGTGGTTGGTAAATGTCGAACGGCTCTGGCCGGACTTGAGTACCGGCTATGAGAATGCTTGGGAAACAAATAAAACCCGCGTTCTCCCCGTGCGTCTTTGTTTTTTGCTTGAGTCAAGTCGCCCAGGTTCTTGTACGGCCAACGGCACTTTCTGCCTGTATCACCCGCTGGAATGGTTACACAGCGTAGAGAAAGGTCAAGCGTGTCCTTCCACGCCGCAGAGCCGTTCGACAAAGACAACCATACCACCGGAATGCGTGTAAGACAAATCGAACTTGGAATTTTTCCGCGAAGTGATCTTGCCGAAACGCCAGCGAGCGGATTATGATAACGCCCGTCTGAAATAGAAAGTGCCAGCGCTTCCGACGAAAGAACGCGCTGGCACTAAATATCATCCGGCGAAGTCAATTCTATCAACACTTCTGCCGGTCCGTCAACCCCTCGACGACATAGCGGACCAATTTTCCGCAAACCCGAACTTACCCTCGGCGTCCAGGCCCAGCGGCCCGATGTCGTAAAAGGGACCGCCAAAGCGCGGCGCAATCCACGCCCAGAACCGCGCAAACCCGTCCCGCGACCGGCCCCGTGGCCTCGATCTAAGTCCAAACCGAACTAAAACGACCGCTTCGGCGTTTTCTACAGACCGGCAAAGACTCGATTCTGACCCGAAAAGTCGCCATAAACCCGAAACACCGGACAACGCCTACGGACCATCCGAACCGCCACAGATTCGCTCGCCTATATATCAAGAGTGAATCCAAACCTCCTTCGCTGCCGCGCAGCGGCCCAGTGGAGTACCACCAAACTTCAAACACTTTCATCCAAACCGTTTGAACATCGCCGCCGATCCTAACCCCTATCGCCAAAATCCCCTCAAAATACCTCCAAAACCGGCAATCCAAGCTACCAGCCACCCCCATTCACCATCCAACCGGTTTCCCAGGTGTACACCCCATACACCCACTTTTAACCAACATTAACCGCCTCTCATCTTCGACGCAAACCGTTAGCCTGTAAGACAAAAGATCGAAAGTGTAAAAAATTGGGAGGGAGGTACGTAACTCTACTATTCTCCACGACGGGGGCCGTACCCTGGGCCTGCCTCCTATTACACCCGATTCCCCTTCATTTCCTGCCACATTGACAGCCTACGCTCACGCTCACGAATCGCACCAATGATAACGCCTCTTTACACTGTAAACCATTTACACTGTAAACAAGGGGACAATTAACCCAGGTGTATTAGGTACACAGTCAAGTCAATCTCCATTAAACACGATAAAAACAAGGAACAAACAACAATCAAACAACTCGGCATGAGGATTGCAAAGTATTTTTCGGAATAAATTTGCATTCTCAAAATCAGTGACCTAGGCTTTGTTAGATTCAGGAACGATCAACACAGAGGATAGCAGCATCATGTTGGAGCGAAACGAGTTATGGCGAGTGGTTGTGATGATTTCCGATTCAACCTGCCTCTCTCCAGTCCAATTGTGCGTTATCGTACTCGCAATCGTGTTGACTGCGAGCTATGCGACCTACTTTCGAGTATTCGGTTGAAAGTCTGTCTATTCGCCTGTGTTGGTGAGTAGAGTTATTACCGGATTCCCTTTTTTGGAGAATGACCAATGCGACCGTATGACGAGTTAGACGCGATGGAGATTGCCAATTGTGCGGAATGTCGCGCGGCACACGAACAAATAAACGCCGATCAAAGGATATTCGCGCTCTTGCGGGGATCTCTTGAGTACGCCGAGACATGCGCGGCCGGTGGTGATACGCATGGGATTCTTGCGGCGTTATCGGACATGCGGCGTAAACTTGGAATGCCAGCTATCGACGGGGAAAGCGAATCGTGGACGGTTGCCGAATTGCTGGCGCATGCGGGTTAATTGTGTCGATGTGGAATCAGGGACCATTCAATAGGGGAATGACCATGAAGACAGCAGAACGATGGGCCTACAATGGCGATGTGAATTTGGAATACGGTGGCGCATTCATCGACCTATCAACGTGGGACGATGGGTATTGCTCCGCAGTTCGCGTTACCGATTTGGACAGCGCTTGCGGCTTTACCGGCGCTTGCATGATCGAACATATCGTCATCCTTGGAACGGACAACAGCAAACGGATCAAAGACGCGCTGCGCTGTATTGGTGGAATCGAATCGCTCGGCATTCGGAATTGGAAATTTACCGGCGCGTCCGATGTGAAACAATGCATTCGCCACGCCATTGCAGACGCGCTGATGTGCTATGGTTCGTTTGATCCAGATGATTCGTGGGATTCGTACCAGTCATTCCACACCGAGATTGTGCAGATGGAGCAAGATGGGCCTATGGTTTTCGACGGTTGGAAAGCTGACAAGCGCTTGCACAATACTGACCTACGCGAATACGTGGAATCGGTTCACTTGCGGGATTGACCAGTCCAGCGCGATCGGTAGGCCGATCATTGCGGTTCAAGCCCGCATTCGCGCTTTTGTTTCGAGATACCTTTACACTTTGAGAGGGGAAACGATGACTACCGACATTGACATGGATGCAACCTATCGCGTGAAAGGTTGGCCAGAGGTTGCGGTCAGAATCCACGGATACCCGAAAATCTGGGAACCGTATCGCACACTGATTACCGTCTGCGAGCGCTGCGAGCATACACTGTACGAAACATTCCAGAATAGCGGAGTATGGATTAGCGCGGATTGTGGATGTGAAATGTGTGACGATGAAAATCAGCCTCATGAGCCGCGCGAGGTCGAGGTCGATACCGACGAAGGGGAAGAAATCGACGATACCGAATGCGGTGACGTTCTAGTTGTCATGGTTGGCGATGATGCCAAGCATCGGGTATCGGTGGATGATCTCATTCCCTTGGATGATCTCGACTACTGTGCGGAATGCGGACAAATCGGCTGTGGACACGATGGGAAAGACCGTTCGTAGCTCCCAGCTATGCCGTTTAGAGCCACAGGGATAGCTCAACGTGGGCTATTCCACACACCGGAACGCAACCACGAAGAGAGAAACGCAATGAAACTAGCAATCGGGGAACGTGTCGCATATTCCGTTCAATTCCTTAAATCAATCGGCATGTCTCATTCCGACATGGCGCACGGACGCGGGAAAGTTACCGGACTGAAAGAACTATCCAAGGAATGCGTATTGGCTGAAATCGAATGGGAGAAATCAGCCGATCTACCCGCGCGGGTAAACGTCAAGAATCTTGCCAAGGTTGGCGCGAATCGTCGTTTCGCAAATTGCGACTAACTCAAGGGGACCACGAATGAACCACGTTACCGCCTCCTGCGGTCATCCGACTATTGCAGTAGGCTTTGAGGGGAGTTTAGCGCGTCAACGCTGCCTCGGGATTTGAACCACTAACACGAAAGGTAGGTGTATCGGTGCAACCATTGACAGAGGCTTATCGGCCTACCACGTTTGACGACGTGACCGGACAAGATGAAGTAGTCCGCAAGCTACGCGCGATCGGCAAACGTGGCTACGGTGGCAAGGCGCTATGGCTGTCGGGAGGTTCCGGTCAAGGAAAAACTACCTGCGCTCGAATCATCGCCGCCGAAGTCGCTGGACCACTGGCAACGCAAGAAGAGAACGCGCGGGACATTGACCTGGATTACGTCCGCGAGATGGAACGCACCTGGAACACCACGGTCATTCCGTCACCTGGGAGCGACAAAACCGGCAGGGCATACATTTTCAATGAGGCCCACAATCTCCGCGCCTCAGTCTGCGAACGGCTCTTGACCACGTTGGAAGCGATACCGGCTCATTGCGTAGTCCTCTTCACCACGACCACGGAAGAGAATAAGGGACTATTCGAGGGATACGACAATTCTCCCGCGTTCATGTCCCGTTGTTTGTTGCTCAAGCTGGCAAGGCGCGACCTATCAACCGCATTTGCCGAACGTGCCGCGATGATTGCGGACAAAGAGGGATTGAACGGCAAGCCAATAGAAGCGTATATCGGACTGGCGAAAGAACACCGGAACAATCTCAGGGCCATGTTGCAAGCTATCGAAGCTGGTGCAATGCTCGATTAAAACCACGGACTTGACAGCGAACTAAGTATGAGGCAGAGTTTTCCATCTATCACCACGACGGGAGTAATGAACCATGACGACGACACAGACGAAGCAAGAGATTGTTACCGAGAAACGCGCCGAGTACATGGCGGGAAAGATGACGCACCAAGCCTATTACGAATGGCTAAGCGATTTCATCGGGATCGGGTACAGCTTGATTCCGTTTACTGCCGAGAAAGTCGCGGCCAGCACTGACCAGCACTTGAACGACCTACCCTTGGCGAACTGGGACCGAATGGATTACGCGGTTCGCCGACACGCTACCGGCCTGTCATGGTCCCTGAGTGATACCGTTTGCTGCCTCAAGGCATTGGCACGCAAAAGGCAGAGGCAATCTGCCGACGCGATTATCACTGACCCCTACATTGCCATGCGGCCTATCCGCGTTACATTCGCCAACGGCAACACCATCGACACGAACATCAACGGCACACGCGCCAGCATCGAAAAATATTACGTCGGCAACTGGTTCAACCTCGGTACGGTCGATGATGACATGCAGCAGGCCGTATCGGTCGAGTTCAAATAACGCAGAGCAACCCCGCAAGGGGTTAATGCGGCCCGCATGTTGCGGCCTGTTGCAAGCCAGGGGACCACGGAGAACCGACGATGGACGACAACCTTTACGAAGAGTGCAAGGCGCTTGGCATCCCGATCAACAACCATTCGAGCGACCTTTACATTCCGGTCACGCCGGAAACAACGGCGCTAATCCGCAAGCACGGCCACAGGGCCACCACGTTCAAGAATCAGGTAGAAGGCGGCATATGGTACGATGTGCCTTTTGCCTATCTGCCGTTCTGGAAAGCATCGGGAGAAGAGGCAAGCGTAATTATGATCGACGAAACCGGAGCTATCGTATAGCTCGGACCCCAATGACACTGAACCGGAGGGAATGAACGATGGCAACGACGCGGAAGAAACGAACCGCACCAAAGCCAGCACAGTTTAGCGAACTTGTGTTGAACGCCGCCCAAAACAAAACGCTGGACAATATTCTGTCCGGCATCTGCCAGCAGGCCCACAAACATGAAGTTCAACACTGGCTTGACGCCAAGGGAACCGACGAAGAGAAATTACGCCGCATTTTATTCGCGGCACGCGAGGCTTTGCATCTGATCCGCAAACCGGAGGACCATTGATGAAGACGTATCTTGACGCCAACGAAGTTACCAAACAAATAACCAAGCCGTGCGAGGACTGCCCATTCCGTCGCGTAGCTCTCGCCGGTTGGCTTGCCGATCAAACGCCAGCAGAGTATTGCCAGATGGCACACTCAGACGATTTGATCCAGTGCCATACCAAGAAATTCGAGGACGGGGACCACGTTCAATGTGCAGGAGCCGCGATCTATCGGGCAAACGTGGCCAAGCGTTGCGATCCGCCGAATCTGACTTTACCAAAAGACCCGCAAGCCGTGTTCTCTACTCCGCTGGAATTTGTCGAGCATCACAGCCGGAAGAAGATCACGCCGAGCAAGTTCCGAAAGTTGATGCTTGCCGCCTTTCAAAAGCGGATGGAATCCTATTAACCAAACCCCAGGAGAATGAACGATGACCGGAAAACAGTTGCTAGACCACCTGCAAGAGTTGACCGCAACGCAATTAAAGTTGCCGGTCTACATCGAAACCGAGTTTGCTACCGTGAGCGAAGGCGGCTCCGACGAATACCACGACATTGAGGAATTGGTCACTTCAATCGAGTGGAACCAGAAGGCAATTACCATCAAGGCCAAGTAACCAAACCCCAGGAGTACCGACCATGCGAAAGACCATCGACGACCTTATCCGCGAAGTCAACCAGCTTGAACCTTGGGAAGCCGACATGCGGAAAGACATCCATCTCCGCGAACAGCGCGAGCGCCACGCCAACAAGGGTATCCGAGTGGTGAGGGGGAAGGTTCTACCGCTTGCGGGCTATCAGATGCCACCGGAAGCGGCTGAGACGCGGGAAATCGTGTTCTCGGACCTCTCGCAAGAGCAACGCCATTCGATCCGCCAGATTGCGGAAGAACCCGACGACGAATAATTTGACAAGGCCGGATTCGTGGGCAATAGTAGATCGTTCGGCCACGGTAATGCCAACCAACACACCCCCAACCCGATCAGCAATTCTTACCGTGGCCGGAAAAGAACCTGAGACGGTTGGGGATTTTTTCATGGTGCAGAATGGCAACCAAATGGACAAACCACCCAGGCGTTTTGTATCTCGAAATGGAAGTCAATTTTCTTTCGAGCGGATACTACGATGCCGGTCAAACATGCGGCCCGCCCGAAAGTTGCTACCCGCCAGAAGGTGAGGACGAACGCACGCTGGATACCATCAAGATCGGCGACAAAGAATTGCCGAAGGAACTGGCGGAAAAGCTGTTCGAGTTTTTGCAAGCGGACGTTGACGCGGTTGAAATGGAAACGCCGGAATACGAGCCGCTTGAAGACGACTATATGTAATCCCCAAACCCCACGGAGAAAACGACGATGGACACCAACCAGACCGAACCGACCGTAGAGCAGCAACCGGAGCCGACGCCAGAGAACCCGAACAAAGCGATGATTGCCGAGCTTCGAGCGATGGCCGACTTCATGGAAACTCACCCGCAGATGGGAGAGTTCTACGGCAACTTGACGCTACTGATACCGTGCAAAGACAAGACGGACCTGATCGAGCGAATCAAGGGAGCGGGAAAGTTGCACAAGAAGGCAGTCGGCGATTATTTCGATGTCAACAAATGGTTCGGGGATCACGTCCGCATCGAGTGGTACTTGAAGCGTGATCTGGTTTGCGAGCGCATCGTTGACCAGCGAGTAGTTCCCGCCGAGCCGGAAAAGATCATTCCCGAACAGATCATCCCCGCGAAGCCGGAACGTGTCATTGAAGAAGTCAGTTGGAAATGTCCCGAATCGCTTTTGGCCGAGGCACGCTGAACTACCATTTACCACCATGAAGGAGATACCACCGTGGCAAAAGAACTGGCCGATTCCCGCGCGAAAGTTTACCTCATCCCCGTCAGGTCAATCACCAGCAACACGAACCCGCGTCAAGCGTTGTCGGCATCGCTGGACGCCCAAGGGTGGACCGTGTTTCACGGCGATCAACCCATCTGGCCGCTCGCTACCAGCGACAACCCAGAGGAGCGGGCGCAATACGTGAAGCTGATCCAAGACTTCGACCCCGAAATCGTGGCGATGGCGAACACGATGCTAACCCAGGGGCAGCTTCAAGCTGTGGAAGTCCGCGAAGGCGGTTCCAAGAGCGGCGATCATTCCTACACGCTTTCTTTCGGTTGTCGGCGCTGTTTGGCGATCCTCTACAATTGGTGTTTGCTCGGCAAGCCCAAGGAGCCGGTCGTCAACGCCACGATGATAAAGGGCAACGAAGGCCAGCTATTGCAGCGGGCTATCGTGGAGAACATTCGGAAGCAGCCCAACGCAATCGAGGAAGCCAAGACGATCAAAATGCTCATCAACAACGGGCAGAGCAAGGAAGAAGTCGCAACCGAACTTGGCTTTACGACGAAGACCTTGGGGAACCGGCTCAAGTTGTTGGGCCTGCCGCCCGAACAGCAAAAGAAGATCGAAGCGGGCAAGCTGACCGCGACCAAGGCTCTAGCCGAAAAGAACGGCACGCCAGCAAAGACCACCAAGCCCATGCGGACCCGCAAGGAAGTAACGGCGGCGATGGAAGAATTTCCCGAATCCAGGCCCGAGCGCAAGGTGTTGGAGTGGATGCTTGGGATGCGGGAGAAGATTGCGTAACCAACGGAGATCGACGATGCAAGTAAAGTTGTTTGAAGTCCGCGACCGTGGCACGTTTATTCCCGTCATGGCAACCTTCTTTCAAGGCGGCGAATCTCCGCTGTTGCGTGCCGCTGGCTACGGAACCTTTCAGGATTACGTTATCCTGACGAAGTTGACGGGCGGCGAATGCAACGCCAGCTACGATCCGTACGATTGGCCCACGAATCCGCGAACCATGCGCGAGGCTCATCTGTTCATCGAGAAATCGAATTGGGGCGATCTGCAAGACGGGCAGGTGATTGACGTGGAATTTGTGCTTGGCGAAACCACTGTTTGCAAGACGAGCGAATTGGAGAACTACCAATGACGACAGCCATTGACTACCTGAAATCAGCGTTGACTTCGTTGAAGCGAGGCAAGCACGCGCCAGACAACGAAGACGCAGCCAACATAATGGCCGACGCTATTGACGACGCCTTTGACGAAGTAGAGAAGGCGCTGGCCGTGATCGAAGAAGTCAAAGACAAACTTTAACACCGGAGATTGTAATGTCCGATCAACTGACCATGAAAGAAATCCTGCGAAATACGGCGTCGGACGGATGCGCGGCAGAGCCGCAAGCCGCCGATCAAACGCCGGTTGTCCAGGTTCCCCAGGGAGAGCCGAGCGTTTTTTCGATCATCTCCCAACACGCCAGCAACCCGAACTTCGACGTGGAAAAACTCAAAAGCCTGATTGAGTTGAAGGAACGGATGGACGAACGCGAGGCGGAAAAAGCGTACTCCGCAGCAATGTCCGAATGTCAAAAGGAAATGCCCGTCGTGGTACGCGATGCCACCAACAATGAAACCGGCAAGGGATACGCCCGAATCGAGGCTATTCAAACCGTAGCCAAACCGATCTACTCAAGGCACGGATTCTCTCTTTCGTTCACCGACGAGAAGGCCGACAAGGAAGGGCAATACCACGTAGCTTGCGAATGCCGCCACCGGCAAGGCCACGCGATGAAGCACACACTTTACAACGTGCCTATCGACATGACCGGCCCGAAGGGAGGAGCCAACAAAACAGCGATTCAGGGTATGGTATCGTCGCTCTCCTACGCCCGCCGCGTCCTCTTGTGCATGGTGTTCAATATCACCGTTGCCGATCAAGACGACGACGGACAGGGAACGAGCCTGTTGACTGGCGATCAAATCGCCGAAGTCAACACGCTCTTGGAAAATTCGACGCTGAGCCTCAAGGGAATCTTGAAGTGGCTTGGCGCTGAATCCCTTGACCGCGTTAAGGCCAGCGACTTCGTGAAGCTGACGACGGAGTTGAAGCGGAAGCAGAAGCCGACCGAACAGCCCGATCCTGCTCTCGTCGCGTTGTTGCAAGCGTGGCAAGGCAAACTCGACGCCCAGCCGAGCATCGACGACGTAAACAAGAAATTCCTACCGGAGATCAAGAAGATCGAACCCAAGGAAAGCCGCGTTGCCGTCTTCAATCTAATCAAGGAACGATTCGCCCCTCTCGGATTCGTGTTCGATGACACCGCCAAGAAATTCGTTATCGAAGGAGCCAACCCATGAAAGTTGAACATTGCGAACAGGGCAGCGAAGAGTGGTTTGATCTTCACCGAGGCCGAGCTACCGCGTCTGACTTCGACAAGATCATCACGCCCAAACAGATGAAGCCCAGCGCCAGCATCGACGATCTTATCTGTCAAAAGATCGGAGAACTTGCAACGCTTGGTTCCATTATGCCGACCAGCTACATTTCTCCCGCGATGCAAAACGGGATTGCTCTCGAACCGGAAGCCCGGCGCTGGTATGAGATGGAGCGGGACGTTGAGGTTCAACAGGTCGGCATCTGCATTACCGACGATGGCAGGTTTGGCGCTTCACCGGACGCTTTGATACCGGACAATAAGGGGGCGCTTGAACTAAAATGTCCACAACCGAAAACACACATTAGCTATCTCCTCGACGGCGGATTGCCGAACCAATACCGCTGTCAGGTTCACGGGGAGTTGATCGTGTGCGAAGTGGATTGGGTAGACTTCGTTTCGTACTGCCCAGGGTTAGACCCGTTTATGATCCGCGTCACTCCCGATTCATTCACCGACGCCTTGCGGGAGTGCCTCGAAGAGTACCACCGACGTTTCACAGCGGCGCTGGCCAAGATTCGACTACCACAGCGAGAGAACCCATGAGCCTTGTAACGACGTACTTTCTGGCTTCCGATGGGAACCTGTACGAAGCGACCTTGCGCGGAGATAATTGGTTCCTCTGTTTTGACGATGACGACCCGCCAGAACTTGTAATCAAGGGAGGCGAAGGTCAAAGTAACCAACGTGCCAGAGAAATCGCCGCTCGCTTACTCGATATAGTTGGCATCAATGCGGACTTGCTAACCGGCCCGCATCGTTCTGGACGAATTTTCAACGGTAAATCGGCCCGTTCATTCGCTTTCTTTCTCGACATTAACGAACCGATTCCTGTAGCGTTACTGCCAGAAGGATCGAAACCAGCAAAACCGCGCGGCGATTATTGTGTTGAACTTTGTGGTGGAGTTTGGAAAAAACCGAAAGGATAGCCCATGAGCCACGGTATCCCGAATGATGTGGTGCAAGACTTCCTCAATATCCTTTCCGTCGCCTGTGCAAACGGCGCTGGTAACATCTCGGATGAAGAAGTTGAAACCAGAATCGCAGAGCTTGCGAAGTTTCTGCGCCGCCTGATGGCGAAGTATCTATCGGATTCGCCAAGTCCGCATGACAAGATGAGGTTCGGAGTCGCGTTATTTGAAGCCGCATTGAAATTAGCCAAAGGAGAACCGTATGAAAACTGATCCGCTCCAAACAGCTTTTCCTTGCCAAGAAATGGCAGGATGTGCCCCCGAAGCTGGACTTACCAAGCGCGAATACTTCGCTGGACTGGCGATGCAAGGCATTCTCGCCTACGACAATGGATATGGATACACCGAAACGGAAGCTGCTGATTATCTCGGAATCCAAGTCAGCAACTACAATTGTGTCGTGCATTGGCCTATATTCGTTGCGAAGATGGCAGTTGAACAAGCCGAGGCCCTAATCGCCGCTCTTAACAAAGGAGAATCAAGTGTCAACGAAGCCTAAAATCCCGCCTCTCCCCGAAGGATGGATCGTCGTCAACCACGGCAACATCAAGATTGGCGATCAAATCGTCATCAAAGGCGAGTGGGTTGCTGTATCAGCGAGCGATGTTCATTCGCCAGCAGCCGCTTATCTCTGCGTAATCCGCCGAGCAAGTTGACCTTGTATCGAAACCACCGACCGGAGTAAAAGACATGGCCGGAAAGAAGAAGGAACAGGAACCGAAGAAAGGCAACTGGATTGTCCGCTTGAAATGCGTCGTCATCAAGGAGGTTTATTGCGATGACTGCACCGAAGAAGAGGCGAGAAACAATCCGTGGGAACACGTCGAAGGCGACGAAATGGAAATCGAACAGACTGATTGGGAAGTCCAGC